GCCTTTCGCCATGACTTTGTCGAAATACGCCTTGACGCGCGAGACGGCCATGGAATGCGACATGCCCTCCGGCGCGGAGGAGGCCAAGTGGGACTTCTCCGACGCGCCGGAGGGCATGTCGCATTCCATGGCCGTCTCGCGCGTCAAGGCGTATTTCGACAAAGTCATGGCGAAAGGCTGCGCGTCCCCCGTGGAGAACGTCTCCGACGGCGACGTCATAGCGGTCGTCAGGGGGTATTTCCCCGGCGCGTCCAAGCCACACTGGATGCCGGTGTTCTTCACGGGCTCCGTGCCGAGCGAGTCGTGCACCGTCTCCGTGGGGGGCGACGCCATAGAGGGCGGCGCGGTCAACGCGCGCTACGCCTATGAGGGCTCGCTTTCCGACGGCCCGTGGGAGGTCAAGCTCTTCGCCGACTACGGCATCAAGGTCATGGTGTCCCCGACGGCCGACGACGTGGCCTGCCTGCACAACGGGCGCGTCATCGAGGTGGAGCACCTCCTGCAGTACGAGAGCACGAAGTCCCGCCTCACGCCGGATGCCGACAGGGTCAAGCGCGACATCTTCACGCTCGCCCACGACCGCTACCCGGTCAACGTCTTCGAGGACCTGGCCGTGGACAACGTCGACGAGTACTTCGCCGACACGGGCAAGTTCGCCCCCTCCGACATCGTGCGCCTGCTCAAGAGCGGCTTCAACGCCAAGCCCAAGGATTGGTACGTGTTCTGGAGGATGCTCGCCGACGGCGACGTGAGGCTGCGCCAGACGCGCGGCGAGGACAGCCCGCCGATGGACCTCGCGCAGCAGAAGGCCATGGGCGCGCTCATCCATGCGGCCCTCTACGACGACGTGCCGCCGATGGCCTTCTTCCAGATGTGCGTGCCCGGCACCAACGTGCTGAAGTACGCGGCGACGCGCTACGCCCCGCTCGTCGCCAGGAACAAGGGCATACAGCTCTACAACGTGATGGCGTACGTGAACTGGTTCTCCGGCTTCGACGGGGGCAAGCCCCTGTGCGCCCCCGACGACAGGATAATGACCGAGGAGGAGTTCACGAAAAGCGACTACCTCGTGGACTCCCAGGGCAGGCTTAGGCTGGTGTGGACGCGCAACGCCGACGAGCACGCCAGGCACGCCAAGCAGAAGGTCACGGTCAACTGGGCATACTTCACCATGATAAACAGCTCGAGCGGCGGCACCACCACGGCGCGCGCCGTCTCAAGCGACGCCTCCATCAACGACCAGGCGAAGGCGATGGACTTCCTCAACAGGGGCGCGACCGACGGCGGGGCGGCGGCTGCGGCGTTCCGCGCCATACTCAACGCCACCGGGCGCTACACCGACAGGGACTACGAGCAGCAGCGCGCCAGGATACTCGAGAAGCAAAAGCGCACCGACGGCAGGCAGACCGGCGACTACTTCAAGCCGACGCGCTACATCGACCCGTACGGCCAGATGCCCGCAGTCAGCAAGTTCAACGACATGGTCAGGGAGCGCCACGACTTCTACAGCCATCCCGACAGGCTGCAGGTCTACTCCCCGAGCAAGAACGAGATGCTGACCGACGCCGACTTCGACGCCGACCTCAAGAGGATACACAGGATAAAGAACGGCAAGGACGGCATAAGCCCCCGCCTCTTCGACAGGGCGCTGCTGAAGAGGCTCGTCATGGCGCGCGTCGGGTGGACGCCGGTGTCCTCCGGCAAGGACGAGCCCATGTCCTACAACCTGTACAAGGCGGCCGTGAACGACATCATCAGGAGCCTCGAGAACGGCGAGTTCCCCCTCGACGACATCGGCGACGGCGGGCGCGACTTCTACGTCAACCCCGACGACAGCAAGAGCAGGGCGGGCCTGTCGGCCATGGAGATGGCGTGGGTGGAGCGACTGGCACAGGCGGTCCCTTGGCTGCGCGACGACCTCGCCAGCGGCAAGCTCAAGGACCGTATGGCCGTCAACCTCGCCAAGGCCGAGAAGATGGCCAACGAGCAGGCATCGCCCGACAAGAAGGTCGTCCAGCTCAAGGACATCGCATACTTCAAGTTCGTCGTGTTCAACGAGAGGGACTACTTCGCCGTCTACGGCGACGGCGTGAAGACCGCCGACATGGTGAACAACGCGCTCGCGGCGTCCGCCGTGCTGTCGCCGACGCAGATGGCCGACCGCGCGAACCTGGAGCGCCTCGCCAACATATCCAAGGATCGCCTCGCGGCCGCGCAGGAGGCGGAGCGCCAGCGCAACTCGCACCGCAGCGACGTGACCGAGACGGGCGTGCAGGCGGCCAGGCGTCGCCGCGCGGCGGGTTCGGCGGTGAACTCCTTCTGCGAGAACGTCGTCAAGATCAACCAGGCGACCACGTTCCTGTCCGCGACCATCCCGGCCGCCAACGCCTTCTCCAACGTCAAGGGCACCGGCATCCAGCGCCTCGGGCTCATCGCGGGCGAGAAGGGCTTCGGCGCGTACGCGCATACCATGAGGAACGCGCTGCCCGTGGACTCCACCGTGCTCGACGCGGCGGTGTCCGACGTCAACGCCCAGTACATAATCGACGCCTTCACCACCGCCGCCATGGAGGGCGGCGACGAGCTGACCCGCCTGAACAACATGCTCAACGAGGGCAAGACGGCGAAGGAGTACCTTGACACCACCACCGCCCTGAGAAAGAGCAAGGGGCGCAGCAACGGGCTGTTCCGCAACCTGTACGGCAGGATAATGCGCTTCGGCTCCGGGTCATGGGCGTCGCGCAGGCAAGAGCTGCGCAACTTCCTCGACCATTTCAGGCGCATCGCGGGCGACGAGGGGCTGGGCTTCTTCGCCGCCGACTTCGAGCGGCAGCTCGCCACGAACCCCGCGCAGGCCATCCATAACCTGTTCAGGCCGGGCTCTGCCACCGAGCCCATCGCCAACATGGCTCTGAATCTCACCATGCAAGCCACCGACCAGCAGCTCAACGCGGGCGCGTTCTTCCTCGAGCGCGTCGTCGCCAACAGGGGAAGCCTCAAACTCCTCGGCTCCACCATCGGCGGCATGCCCTTCTTCCGCTCCACCACGAACATCACGTACCGCGTGCTGAAGAACCTCGTTCCGGGCGTGTCCACCCTGAACTACGTCGTCGTGGACTACATGCAGACGCATGCCGACGACGTCTTCGCATTGAACGGGCCGCTCGCGCGCATCATGGAGCGCGCCGCGCAGGTCGATATGAACACGCTCAAGAACGAGTTCCTCGCCGAGGCAGACGCCATGAAGCTCGCCGTCGACATCCGCGAGGCCATCCTCATCGACATGCAGCACCTCACGCTGCCCATGCTCGCGTTCGTCATCGCGCTCATACCCGGTGCCCTGCGAGCGCCGGCCGACGACGACAAATACGACGACTACGAGGAGTGGACGATATTCGGCCAGCGCATCTGCCTGTCCTGGTGGATGAAGGACCTCATAGGCCCCATCCTGCCGTGGGCGTGCTGGTACAAGGCGCAGATGGACGGGCATCGCAGCAACGGCCTGCTTATGAACGGCATCCAGGACTTCCTCACGATGTCTCCCATCGCCAACGCCGAGACGTTCCTCGACCTCGTGTTCGAGCCCGGCAGCGTGCTGGAGGGCTTCGAGGAGACGAAGGATTGGTACTCGGACTACTCCGGCGGCGAGCCCGAGATGATGGACTACCTCGTCGGCAGCGCAGGCGCGATAGGGCTGTCCGCCGTCGCCAACATCCTGACGCCCAAGATAGTCAAGGAGCTGTCCACGACGATGAACCCCGTGGAGGTTTCCTACAACCGCGTCTACAAGACCGACGCCTTCGGCAACGTCGTGGAAAACGACTACGGCGAGAAAGAGACGACGACCACCTCGTTCTCCGACGCGCAGATACGCAAGCTGTGCAGGGGCAATATGCTCCTCGGCGCTGTCATGGACTTCCTCACCGGCTACGACGGCACCGGCTCGACCGGCTACCAGTGGTGGGAGATGCCAGACCAGACGGTCACCGAGCCCGCGCAGGTCGACTTCATGCACACCATGTCGGTGTGGGACTACGACGCCGAGGACTACAGAAGCGACGACGAGATCGCCGCCGTGTGCGTCGCCGTGCTCACCATCCTCGACTCCACCGACGACATGCGCGGCCTGTGGGAGCAGGGCTTCTACCTCGACAGCCGCACCAAGAAGGCCGTCTCGCAGTACATCTGGGACCTCTACCAGGAGGAGGTCAACGAGTGGTCTGCGCTGCAGAGCTCGGGCTCGCTGCTGTACACGAACCTCGGCGACGGCGACTACGACAAGGGCAAGCAGATATACTACGACCTGCAGGCCAAGCACTACGCCACGCTGAGCTACTACAAGAACGACCTGTACTACGGCAAGCTCACGAGCAGCGACCTCAACCAGGGGCTCGTGAAGTACAACCGGTACAACACCACCTACAAGCAGGATGCCGACGGCGACTGGTACGCCACCGGCTTCCAGCAGGCCAACACCCTGCTCTCGCCCGTGCTCACCGCGCCGGTGTCCTCGGACAAGACGGCGGGGGCGGAGGGCGACTGGGCGAGCCTGTCGGCGCTGTCGGGCTATGCCATGACCAAGACGGAGGACGACGGCTCGGTCACCCCATACCGCGCCCTGCAGCCCGTCGTGGAGCCGGACGACTACAAGTTCGACACGTTCGACAGCCTCGGCACCACCGCCTCCAACACATCCAGCGGCTACCCCGCTTGGAGCAAGACGACCGGCAGCGGCTACGGCTACTCCGGCTACGGCGGCTACTCGTCCGGCGGCTACAGCTACTCCAGCTACGGCGGCCACTCGACCAGCTGGGGGAGCAGGAGCTATGCCTCCGCCTACCCGGTCGACGTCGGCAGTGTGCCCGCCGCATACGTCAAGGTTCCGTCGGCGTATACTAACACCAACAGGGCCTACGCCCACAGCGTCAACTTCAACCGCCTCAACGTGGCGAGCACGCTTTCCGCCCGCCACATCTACGGGGCGACACCGCAGAGCCTGCGGCCGGACTTCGAGACGAAGGGCAGCAGGGAAGGATACAGAAGGAGCGATTTCTAGATGGCAAGGCCGAAGAAGACGAAGGAGCCCATCCGCAGGTGGGGCATCCTCGCGGCGGACATCTCGGACGAGAAGGCCTCCAAGCGCTTCCGCGACATGGAGCGCAGGGCGCGCGTGCAGCAGAACGCCAGGACGCGCGGGCACTCCTACTTCTCCAAGGTGTCTCACATGCAGAACCTCTACGACCAGAAGGAGAGCGTGTTCTCCGAGGGGTCGACCCAGGCCATAAAGCGCAAGATACGCGCCGAGACGATACAGCGCGTGCCCGACGGCGAGGTCGCCACGCAGTTCGACAAGAACTCCATAGAGCAGGTGCAGGTGGAGTTCATCTTCGACAACAAGGTGCTTACCAGCGAGTACGACGGCAAGGACATGCTGAAGAACCTGTGGCGCGCCTTCGACGCGAGCTACGACTACGGCTACGCCTGCGTGCGCACGGGCTTCGAGCGCGACTGCGACGGGGACGTGCGCGTCTCGTGGCGTCAGGTGCCGTGGAACGACGTGCTCCCCTGCCCGGACTGCGACTTCATCGAGGAGGCCGAGTGGTACCTCGTCCGCGACTACGTCTCGAGGAGCGACCTCGAGGCGCTGCTCGACGACAAGGGCGAGGTAAGCGACGCCACCTACAACGAGGATGTGGTGCGCTACCTCGTGGAGAACTCCGCGAAGTCCGGCCAGGAGGCCGAGTCCGTGCCGCTCGCCGACCGCAAGCACGGCACGGCCAAGATAGAGAGCGTGCAGACGTGGACGCTGTATCGCAGGGGCGACAGGGAGTTCCAGACCTTCGTGCCCGCATGCAACGCCATCCTGCGCACGGTCAAGAACTACGACCCGAGGCTGGACCTGCCGCTGCACTTCCTCGTGCTCGAGCCCGACCCGGACTTCCCGCTGGGCTGCTCGGCGGTCATGTGGACGCTGGCGCACCAGCAGTTCGCCGACGCCTTCCAGACGAGCGCATACCAGACGCTGCTGCTCTCGCTGAACCCGCCGCTCATGGTCTTCGGTAACCTCTCGAACCCGAAGATACGCATGAAGCCCAGGGCGATGTGGAACATGGGCACCAACCCGAACTCCAAGGTGGAGAAGTTCCCGGTCGAGACGACGACCATCACGCAGTACAACGCCATCCTGCAGGGCGTGCAGGCCAACATGATGAAGAACCTCAACGTCACGGAGTCCACCGTGGCAAGCGACGCCAATACCATGACGTACTCCGGCACGCCGCAGGGCGTCGAGCAGCAGAAGCGCGACAAGACGGTCACCGTCAACCAGTACCAGAAGCGCGTGGAGACGTTCTTCGCGGAATGGGCCAACCACGCCCTGAGAAGCTACATCAACGCCATGGCCGGCGAGCACGACCTCACCGTCGATGAGCAGACGAGGAGGCGCGTGTGGGACGTGGAGAGCGCCCAGGCCGACAAGGACATGGCGGGCGCGCCCAAGGTGGACAGCATCATCGACGAGGACAAGATAACCATAGACTTCGACGCGCTGTCCGGCTCGCTGCTCGAGTTCCGCGTCCGCACGGGAAGCCTCATACAGGGGCAGCGCGAGGAGGAGATGCAGGCCATCCAGCAGCTCCTCGTGCCGGTGTCCCAGATGCTTGGCAACATGAGCGACGCGAACAAGGGCGTCGCCGAGAACGTCATCATGCAGCTCGTCAACCGACTGTGCGAGCTCTCCAACATAGACATATCCGCGACCACCTCCGACGTCATGAGCAGGCAGATAATGCTCGACAGCATGCAGATGACGATGGAGGCGGTCATGCAGCAGCAGCAGCAGATAGAGCAGCTTCAGCAGCTCGCGATGGGGCAGCAGCAACAACAGCCGCAGCCTGAGCAGCCTATGCGACAGGGCTTGCCCGGCGAGGCGCAGGCGCCCCAGGAGGAGGGCGGGCAGCTCCCGCCCAACGTGGCCGAGGCGATACAGAACGCGGCGGCCGCGACCGGACAGGCCGATTCCTCTCAGGGGGCTGGGGTTCCCACCGAGTCCCCCCAACCCCTTGGGAGGTAGGCACAGGCAAGCACAATCCCTTGTGGATTTGCTATAATCGCACCGAAAACTCGGTGTAATGTAAAGGCATGATGGGGAGGGAAGGCCTTCCCGGATGCATGTGTCAACGAGCGAAGGAGTGGAAATGGCACAAGTCATCGCACCAGAGATTTGGCAGGAAGGCATCATCGACGAGTCCCTTCTGCCCGGGCGCTACACGACCGGCCTGTTCACGGGCAACGGCGTGAAGATCGCCAACAACTACGAGGCCTGCCGCGTGTGGGACATCTCGATCACCGACTACATCACCGACTATGACGACCGCCGCCTGAACGGCCTGGCCAACGTCGAGGGCGCTGCAGGCTTCAACGCCGACGGCCGCGACGGCTGGGGCGCGAGCGCGTACGGCGTCTTCCAGGACGTGCGCTTCGACAGCCGCATCTACACGATGGGCCGCCACCGCTCCATCGCGTTCCGCATCTTCGAGGAGATGCAGTACGACGGCGGCATCGGCCAGTGGGGCGACTCGTCCACGAGCAACGTCATCACCAACGGCGAGGCCTTGATGAAGACGGCCCAGCTCATCAGCAAGACCAAGGACCGCTGGGAGAAGCAGGTCCTGGGCCCCGACATCGACAAGTACAACATCTTCGCCATCCTCAACGGCCATATCTCCGGCCGCTGGGTGCCGAGCCCCGAGTACGTCGACCAGGTCATGGACGGCGACGCGAGCCATGGCACGTGGGTCGCGCAGCCCGGCATGGTGCAGGGCCAGGCCATCCCGCCGCGCTTCGCCCCCATCCATGCCATCGAGTGGGACGACAAGAACATCCCGCTCATGCTGCAGAACATCAAGGTCACGTGGAACAACCTGTTCATCCCGCAGGACAACCGCGTCATCCTCATCGACCCGTTCTACGAGTACCGCCTTCTCGCGGCGCTCACGGGCAAGGGCGTGCCCGCCACCGACAGCGCATACGCCGACATCCAGAACGGCAGCTTCACGCGTCTCATGGGCTGGGACTTCAACTTCGAGATGCCCAGCGAGTACTGGCCGAAGCTCTACCTCGACGACAACTACAACGTCGTCCACAGCGCGGACGGCCAGGCCGCATACGACGCCGTGCTGAACAGCGTGGCCGGTGCCGAGGGCAGCGACGACAAGCTCCTCACCGAGCTCATCGCCTCCGGCCGCATGAGCCAGATGAACTTCGTCCGCACCATCTGGGACAACGAGGCGAAGAAGTTCGTGAAGAAGGTCACGAACTACCCGCTCGGCAACCCGGCGGCATCCCCGTACTACGGCGACGCCATCGAGGTGGAGGCCGACTGGGAGCAGCCGGACGCCTACCCGTTCGCGGGCCCGGGCTCGGGCTACGGCCTCGACAAGGCGACCGGTCCCGTGGGCACGCCGCAGCTGCGCCAGGTCATCGGCTGCGCCGTCTACAAGCCCTCCGCGCAGTTGTCGCAGGAGTACTCCGAGATGGTCACCGACGAGGGCCGCACGCGCGGCAAGTTCACCGAGGTCGCCATGGACATCAAATACGACGCATGGGTAATCGAGAACCTGTCGCACGGCATCCTGCCCATCGTCGACGCGGTGGAGAACACCGGCAGCTTCGCCATCCCGGTGGAGCACGTCGCCTAGCAGGCAAGGCATAGGTAAAAACGTCAGGGGCCGTCGCCGCACAAGCGCGGTTGGCGGCCCCGCCTCATCAGGAGGAGCGAATGGCTAAGGTAAAGACGAGCACGGCTGGGGGCGGCAAGGGCTCCTCCGGCAAGAAGTCCAGCAAGACCGGCAGGGTGAACAACAAGAACAAGGCGGGCAAGTCCTCCAACAAGAACAAGACCGGCAAGAACAGCAACAAGAAGAACGGCGGCAAGAAGAACGGCGGCGGCAAAATAACGGTCCCGAACACGCCCGCCAAGAAGAAGTCCGCGACGTCGAGCCAGGCAAGCGTGTCCGAGGAGATGACGCCGCTGTCCAGGTCCACGAGCGCCATCGACAACGCCCGCGCGCTGGCCAACCGCACCAACGCGGCCGACGGGGCGAGCGCGCGCTACCAGGACTTAGTCGACGTGGCCGAGGAGCAGACCCCGCAATTCGACACGTCCAGCTCCTCGAAGGGCATGACGATGCGCAGCCTCGGCTCGGGCTCAGGCTCAAGTGACGCCGATGCCGATACATCCACAACGCAGGCCGCCTCCGGCGGCACGTCGCTGGGCAACTCCGAGTTCGCGGCGGAGATGGCGCGCATCCTGTCCGCCATCCGCCAGGGCGCGGCCAGCACGGACGGCGTATGGGACTCGCTGTCCAACCTCAAGAAGATGAGCACGCTCGGCAGGGCAAGCGACAACGTCGAGAACGGCACCACGTCGACCGTCGCGGACGAGACGTCCAACCTCGAGGCGCTGCAGAAGCTCGCCCAGGCCGTCAATCAGGGCGGCGTGCCCGTCGCCGACTCCATGAGCCCCGAGCAGCTCGCCATGATCTACCGCATGCAGAATCAGGAGAACCCACTGCAGGACGACTTCACGAGCGGCAAGGCCAACGTGCTCAGCCGCAACAAGGGGCTCGCCAAGCTCATCGACAACGACGACCTCAAGGCCGAGAAGTACGCCAACCGCATCGGCAAGCGCGTCGGCAAGTCGACCAAGAAGGCAGGCAAGTACGCGGGCGAGCAGACCTCATCCACGGAGACGGTGGACTCCGATGCCATCGACGACCTTGTGAAAAACCTACTCGCCAAGACCGGCATATCGAAGGGGTAGACCATGTCCGTGAATCTGGCCAAGGCGATAGCAAACGCCAGGAAAGCCCTCGAGAAAACTGGAAAGCCGAACCTGCAAAAGGCCCTCAAAGACAAGATGTCCGAGAGGTCGAAGAGCGGCAAAGGCCTTGGCGTCCATAAGACCACCGGCGCATCCAGCGGGAACACGTCCAGCAGCTCGAGCAGCAGCTCCAGCGGGAGCTCCGCCAGCGGCTACAGCGAAGGCTCCAAGAGAGGCTCCATCAGCAGGGTAGCCGATGCGGAGCTGGACAAGTCCTTCAGTCAGGCGGATGCGGACAACGTCCAGCAGGCGCTCGCCAACGCCTATGCGCTCGCAGGCGAGGACGACCCCAACGCCAAAAGCGACGATGCCGACCAAGGAGTTCAGCTCGACGCCGCCGTCGCCGAGAACTTGGCCAAGGCCAAGGAGAAGGCCGAGTCCAAGGCCTTGAAGAAGGCGGAGGAGAAGAGCTACAAGAAGAGGCTCAAGGAGTTCCGCGACTCCGACTGGAACATGCAGCAGTACCTCACCGACCTCTTCAGCGGGGACAACGAGGCGGCCAACGCATACCTCGAGAGGCAGGGCATCGACAAGTGGGACCCGTATGCCGACCTCTCCCAGCTCGTCACCGACGGCGGGAAGAAGATCTGGCGCGAGGTGTTCACCTCCACGCCCGAGGCGGAGATGGCCTACATCGACGCATACGGCGACCAGATAGACGCCAACGCCGACCACCACATCAGTGACGACGAGGCCGACGCCTTCTACAGGCTGATGAAGAAGACCAACGACAACCTCAACGCCACCGACTACACCGACGAGAGCGTCATGAACGTCTACGGCGGGCAGTCCGGGGACGGCCTGGACGACTACCTCCTCGACGCCATGAATCAGGGGCTCCAGACCCAGCCGCTCGTGGACGAGCTGGAGAAGCAGATAAGGGCCGACGTATCCCTCGACGAGGCCGTCGCTCAGCTAGGCGGCGACCTGGCGAACTCGGAGGGAGAGCAGCTGCTCCTGTCCTCGGGGCTTGCACAAGCCGTCTACGACAAGGTCAAGGGCAACGGCGAGTCCGACGCCGCGACCCTGGCCGACGCCTACGACAAGGCGCTCGCGCGCTACAACAACATGTACAAGCTCGACCAGGTGCTCTCCACGGCCTATGCCGACGACGGCAGGTCGCTCGTGGATTACGGCGGCACGCAGCAGGCGGCCGACGCCATGAACAGCCTGCTCAACAACGCGGCGGGCGGCTCATCGGGCCTCGTCATCGCGGCCGACGGCGACAACGGCGTCACAAGCGACGAGAACCCCGACATGGTCCTCACCGACAACGACCTCAAATACCTCGATACCGGGCTCAAGCAGGGTTACAACACCGAGATCACGAGGCAGCACGACGACCTGTCGGACGCGTTGAGCAACCTCATCGGCGACGGCGGCGTGGACAGCACGCTCGCCTACTACCTCGCGAAGAACCTCCTCGCCGCCGACGACGAGACGCTGAAGAAGAAGGGCTACCGCGTCTACGGGCAGTCCGGCGACTGGGTGGGCAAGACGCTTTCCGAGGACGAGCTGGGCAACGTGGCCTCCGACAACTCCCATCCCTCGAACGGCGCGACGCCGACCTCCAGCTCCGGCGATCTGGTCGCGGACACCCTGTCATTGGGCAACGGCGGAAAATCCGACGGCCCCATAACCTCCGAGGGCGTGGGGTCTTATAACAAGAACAGCCAGCAGCAGCAGCTTCTCGATGCGTGGATAAACGGCAAGGCCGACGAGCTATGGGGCGGCATCGCCAAGGCATTCGGGGCAGGGGCGTGACGGCATGAGAATCCATATCGACCCGATATACCTCATCCAGGCAGGCGTCGCCCCGAAGTTCGAGGGCCACAAAAAAGGCGGGCAGAAAGCCGTTGCCACCCCTGCCGGCACCACAAGCTCGAAGACGACCACCGGGAAGCAAAAGGCTGAGACGCAAGGCTCAGGCTCAGGCTCGGGCTCAGGCTCGGGCTCAGGCTCGGGCTCAGGCTCAAGCACGAGCTCCAGCACCAGCACGACCACCAACTCCTCGAGCACGGAGTCGTCGCTGGCCAACACCGAGGAGGGCGCGAAGGAGACGTCGTGGTCGTCGCAGGCGCAGGACAACGACTACGGCGGCATCACCGTCGTGGGCGAGGACGAGGGCGCGCAGGCCAACCTCTACGCCAACGCGCTGGCCTCCATCCAGTCGCTCATCGACGCGCAGGCCGCAAGCCAGCAGACCTACAACGAGCAGCTCTCCGCCAACCAGGCGAGCGCAGACCTGCAGACCCTGGAGAACAAGCGCAACGCCGACGATACCTGGCTGCAGAACCAGCAAACCCTCCAGGGCGTGGCGGGCTCGCTGCGCTCCTCGCTGGGCAATGGGGGCTACGGCACCGGGCGGGACTGGCTCGACGCGCTCGTTGCCCGCCAAGACGACCTGGGCGATCAGTCCGTGCTGAACTCCCAGCGCGCCACGCAGAACGAGATCTACGAGTCGCTGTTCGCCAGCAACCAAAACGCGACCACCGACTACAACGAGCAGCTCGCCAGCAACCAGCAGGAGCTCATGGATGCCATCGTGAGCTACCTCACCGACTACAACAACACGCTGGGCAAGACGACGACCACGCAGCACATCGACAAGCTCAAGACCATCACGGGCAACGAGAGCGGCTCGAACGCGAGGACGGAGTCCAAGGCGGTCGCCACCGACGAGAAGTCTGAGACCCAGAACGAGAAGACGAAGACCGAGGTGGACAGCTCGAGCACCGATGGCAAGGTGACGAGCACCGGCACGTACACCGACACCGGCAAGTACGAGGACCAGACGAGCTCGCAGACGGGCTACTCCTACGACTACCAGCTCGCCAACACGGCGCTGTCCCCCTACATCGGCAGCGACGGCAAGCTGGACTACGACAAGATAGCCAACGCCCTCGGGCTGGACAGCCTCACCGTCGGGACGAGGGCGACCACGCCCACGCTCCAGCAGCAGAACCGCTACCGCACGAGCGCCGATGCCACGGCCGCCCTGCAGAGGCGGTACGGATAGGAAGGATCTGGAAATGGGAATGCATGCGCCGATAAGCATCTGCATCGAGATAGACCCGGCAGGGTTCACCTGCCCTCCCGCGCCGCCCGAGGGGCCGTGCGTGCTCGACCCGTGCGAGATGGTGCCGCCCATGCCCGAGGAGATGCCCTGCATCCCCGGCATGAGGAAGCCCGGCAGCACCATCATGCGCAGGCCCGGCAAGCCCGCCGCCATGCCCGAATGCATGGAGCTGCCGCCGGAGGTCATGGGGATGCTCAAGAGGATGACGATGCGCGAGGACGGGGAGAATGAGGAGAAAGGTCCTCGCCCGGCTGAGAAGGTGGAGAGGCCACCCGCAAAAGCTGGGCACAAGGATAGCCCTTTCCCAAGGAAGGGCGACGATGAAGAGGAAGACGCGGACGACGAGGAGTAGGCCATGGCACAGATGAGCGCAGGCATAACCCCGTCCGACTTCGTGCAGCAGGTCATCTTCGCGCAGGAGAAGGTGCTGCTCGACCTGCACCCGGACGACGACGTATACCGCGAGGTGCTGACCGAGGCCAACCTCGCCATCGCCGAGCTCGAGTGCAACGAGGACTGGCACTGGCTCAGGCAGACGGTGACGCTCGGCATCCCGCGCAGCCGGATGAAGGGGCACGGCATCATGCATCAGCATGACGTGGTGCTCGACATACCCTCGCATGTGAGGAAGCTCTCGGCGACCTACGGCGACGGGATAAGGCTTTGCCGCTATCGCGTGGTGAGCGAGCTCGTGGGCCTGCTGCGCCGCCACATGGCGACGTGGGAGAGCCGCATAGAGTCCGCGCAGGCGGGGCTCTCCACGCTGACGAGCCAGCTCTCGCCGGATGCCGTGCACATCTACTACTCGGGCGCGAACACGTCGCGCATTCCCGTGGACGGCATCGCCTACGGCGGCACCTTCGCCACCGACATCTCGGACTCCACGGCAGGCGAGCTCCGGCACCTGATAGAGGCAGGGCATTGGTACCTCGACGTGACGGGGCACGCCTACTTCGGCGGCACCTCGGCCGCCAAGACATACACCAACGTGGCCGACCTCGCCGACCCGGTGGCCGTCTACGTCTGCGAGCCGCTGTCTGAGGGCTCCTTGGTGGACGTCCCCAGCGCGAGCCCGTCCAAACTGACGTCGGGCTCCATAGAGCCCCACAACGCCTTGGAGGCGCTGCACAACAGGTGGAGCTGCTGGCACCCCTTCGCGGGCTGCGGGCTCAACGTCATCTTCGACGCCGACGACGTGGAGGCCTCCCCGCTCGTGGAGGTGTTCGAGAACGACTTCATCCGCGTCCCCATAGTCTCCACGGGCAGGCAGTTCTACAGCCCGCGCCAGCAGACCGACGCATGGCTGCAGAACGACCGCCCGAACCTGCAGCTCGGCGCGGTGCTCCTCGGCGACGAGGTGGGCTTCACGCGCCCGCTCGCGCCCTGGGAGGCGAACCGCGTGGCGCTTGCCGACGCGCAGCTGCGCATCAGGCGCTTCCACGTGTGCGACCACTCGTGCATGGCGGCGGGCGGGGGCACCCCATCCTACCCCGGCTCGCCGTGCACCGAGGCCGACGCCGACGAGAAGGCCGTCATGCTCACCGAGGTGCCCAACCCGGAGTACCTGATATGGCGCACCGCCGAGCGGCACTGCGCGGGCAGCCCGGTTTCGGCGGCGCGCAGCATGGACCTGCAGAACAACGCGCAGAAGATACTGTCCGCCATGAGGCAGGACAACTCCGACGCCACCGCCCCGGACTACATGGAGTGGTGGACGATGATGCATCTGAACGTGGTGTGACATGGCCAAGAAGAACTCCACCAAGACCGCCACCAAGGAGGCGCTGCAGGCTGCCGAGCCTAGGGTGCAGGCCGTCAACGGCTGGCAGGGCGTGAACTTCGCCGACGCCGCCATGGACTGGGACGTGGACTCCCACGGCAACTCGCAGACCGACCTCGACGACGCGCAGCTCCTCGTGCAGAATAACGTGAGGGTCGACGACGGGATGGCGCTGGCGACGCGCGAGCGCGAGGAGACGATATACACCAACGTCATCGACGGCTGGTTCCTCACCGGCGTGACGCACCTCAAGGGGCGCTGGCTCTACATGGCTCTGGAGAACGGCTCGGGGCTGCAGACCGTCGTGGCGCATGACGTCTCCGACGCCGACACGACCTCCTACGTGGAGGTCGCCACGATCGTCGAGGTGACCACGAGCTCGACGGGCGAGAGCATGGGCATCCACCCGTCCTCCAAGAGCGAGAAGTCCTACCACATCGAGACGTACCCGCTTGACGAGTGGCAGTCCAAGACGCTGGGCGAGTGCGAGATCACCCACATCTACAGCTACCTCAACGACGAGACGCCCTACCTCATCGTCATGGCCAAGCTCGGCGACGACGACTGCATGATGGTCGGCGAGATGGACGAGACGTTCCTCGCCGCGTCCGTGCGCAACCGCTGTTGGCTCCCCGCGCCCGCCGAGTGCTCGGGCAAGACCGACGACCCGAAGGGCTACGGCTGGTACGTGAGCTACCTGAACCTCTACAACGGATGGGGGGGCTACTACAACCCCGGCCCCATCTGGGAGGAGGGCGCGATATACTGCATCGAGGCCGTCGACAACACCGACAACATCGTCTCGAACAACGAGTTCAAGCTCGGCGTCGACGACGACGATGCCGTGTCCAACCTCACCTTCCTGGCGATATACACCAACGACTTCGGCAGCACGGCCTTGGGCGGCTACGCCTCCACCAACTCCAACATGGCCGTGGCCGACCTCAACACGTCCCAGTTCATCCGCATCCACCTGACCTTCAAGCCGGACATCAGCGACGAGATGAAGCAGGAGATAGCCTCCATCCAGCTCTACGTGCTGATGAACGAGTCCACCACGCCGACCTTCATCGGCATGGTGGAGCGCCCCGACGGCGGGTGGAATCACAATCAGGTCGACGACGACGACGTCACCTTCACCGACATGGAAGGGACCGTCACCAAGAAGATCTCCATCCACGGCGACATAGAGTTCAACTGGTACGGCTCGCTGTCCGACACCGACCAGTGGAGCGACGCCATCCTCGCGCCGAGCGACGAGGAGAACACGACCACCGGGCCGGACGCCAGGTATTGCCGCCAGCACGATGGGCGCATCTACTACTGGGGGAGTCAGGCCAAGCCCTACCGCCTCTACATGGGCGGCGACGCGGGCCACGAGCTCAACATCAGCCAAGGCTACGGCGGCGGCTACATCGACATAGAGCCCGGCGTGGGCACCGTCGTCAACGGCACGCAGAAGTGGAAGACGGCCTCGGGCGCGTCCATCGTGACCATCCTCACAGGCAACGAGAACACGAGGCAGGCCAAGCGGTTCAACCTCGTGGAGAACAACATCTCCGTGGACAGCGACTCCTCGGCCAAGTCCTACATGATAGAGGAGATAGCCAACACCGTGGGCTGCCAGAGCAACTGGGGCAGCGGCGTGTGGGCGGACGGCCTCTACGTGGTGGACCGCTACGGCCTCATGCTCACCAGCATGGCCATGGAGTACAACACGCAGATACAGAGCCAGTCGCTCTCCGACGCCGTGCGCCCCATCTTCACCGATGAGATCGGCACCATCGTGCGCAACGCCCGCATGGTGTATGCGGACCAGGTCGTCTACATAATATTCGGCTCCGAGGGAAAAAGCCTCAACAGGCTCGACGATGTGGTGCTGGTCTACGACATAGACAAGAAGGCGTGGTGGACCTACACCTACCTGCCCGGCACCGACCTGCATCATGTCATGAACATAGACTACGTGGGCAGGCGCGAGGGCATCGGGCTCGTCACGGACTACGGCGTCGACATGCTGCCGACCACCGGCACCTACACCTACACGCAAGACCAGTACGTGGACTTCTTCATCGAGACGGGCGAGATACTGTGCACCCCGGCGCCGCGCAGCCAGTGGGCATACGTGGCGCAGGTGCAGCTGTGGTTCGACTGGTTCGCGGGCGACATGGACATAGAGATACAGGCCGTCGACTACTACGGCAGGCAAGTCGACATACGCAAGCACACCCACACCGACGAGTGCGTGCACGACTTAAGGGAGTACATCAGGGTGAACGCCTACGTGGAGAGCTTCAGGATGAAGATAACGGGCAACGGCGTCTTCCGCCTCACGCACCTGCTCACACGCTCGTACTCGCAGGGCAGGCGCTTCACCGTCACGCGCGGCTGGGACTCGCTGGCCAAGTACAGGGATGCCCACGGCGGCGGCGGGCAGGCGCACTGCTACGTCAAGAACTACGCGAACCTGCGGCAGATGCTCCTGACGTGACGACCTCGTGCGTCGTGAAGCGGTGCCCGCAGGCCGGGCAGCGCCTCCTGCGGTAGCGCTGGGCGTGATTGTACACCGGGCGCGAGTCCACCGTGGGGCAGGGATGGTGCCCGCATTTCGGGCATCTCACCTCTTGCTCACCTTCCATCCCAGCTTGCGCAGGGCATCCGCCATCATCTCGGGCTTCTTCTCGGCGAGCTTGGCCGCGTATCTCTTCCTCGCGGCGAGGTATTCCTCGTGCGCGGCCTCCTCGCCTGTGAGGGGAAGCGACGACTCTATCGCCACCTGGATGCGGCGCATCTCCTTGACGGCGCTCTCCACGCTCCTCTTGTCGATGCCCCGCCCGGCCATCCTGGATGCGATGTGCTTCAGGGCGTCGCCGAAGTCCTGGTGGTAGGTGCCGGTATGCACCCACTTCACCGACATCTTGCCGGTGTCGGCGTCCTCGACGTCCCTCTTGCGGTACACCATCCAGTTCATGTTGGCGTCGTCTCGGCGCACCTGCCATTCCCTGCATATGGTGAAGCGGCTCGGCAGGTTCTCCGCCGCTATCCTAAGACGCTTCTTCGTCGGGCTCGGGTTCGGCATTCGGCATCCACTCCCTATACAATTCGAGCCAGTCGGCCAGCGGCTGCACCACGACCCACTCGCACCTGTTCTTCCTATGGACGACGACGGGCAGCTCATGCTCGCCCGCCTCGCCCTTGCTCTGCGCCAGGGCATCCCACATGCGGAAGCACTCCGTGCGCTTCACCTCGATGTGTATCCCCGGCAGGCCGACCACGTCGGGCGAGCCGGCATCGCCCCTGTACTGCACGCCGCGCCTCGCGTCGAAGCCCTCTGCGCGCAGCACGCGGGCAAGCTCACGCTCGCCTGTCTTGCCCTTCTCCCTGCTTTTTCCTGACATTGGGCTTGGGCCCCTTCTTCCTCTCGTAGCTCACGCAGACGCCGCACGGGTTGATGAACAGGCTGTCCTGCTCCATGAGCTCCGGGGCGCGCTCGATGATGAGCATGCGCCGGATGCGGCAGTCCTTCCTGCGCACCCTGCTCTTATGGATGCAGCGCTCGCACTGCTCGTCGTATACCCTGCGGTATGCCTTGTCCTTGTCCATGATTGGCCTTCCGTCCTGCACAGCCACTACATATTGTAGGTCATTTGCCGCCCTGCGGCAACCCCTGCATCCACTCGGGCTGCACGTAGTCCACGGTCAGCGCCTCGCGCACGGGCTCGGTCTTCTTGCCGCCGACGCGCTTGAGCACCATCTCGATGGCCCGCGCCCTGCTCTTGCGCTTTGCCTGGTTGTTGCCGCACGGCTGCATGGAGATGTAGACGAGCACCTTGGCTATGGCGATGATGGCCGGGTCGTCCTCGTAGACGCACGCCTGCGGGCCCACCGGAAGCGCGAGCACCTGCTCCAGGGCGTCGCCCAGGATGTTGGCGTAGTTGTCGCGCTCGCCCTCTGCGGGCACCAGGCCGTCTATGCGCTCGACTATCTGGGCCATGGCGTCGACGTCCATCTCGAAGACGGCGTTGCAGACGATGGCCCCGACGAACTGGGTGCGGACGTTGACCGCCATCTCCCGCATCATGTTCATCTTGCCGATGGGCATCTCGAGCACGGCGCGCGACAGGTAGGCGTCCAGCCCCTCCCAGCTCTCATTCGTCTTCTCCGGTATCAGCAGCTCGCCTCTTCGCTTGCCTGACTTGGTCGTCGTAGTAGCGCTCCTTCGCCCGCTCACTGCGCTCCTCCATTCGCTTGTTCGTCATCTCGTTGCGGCTGTGCCCGGGCTTGAGGTCGCGCTTGGGGCACGCCATGTTCTCGGCGTTGGGCAGCATGCCCCGCTCGGCCAGCCACTCGAAGCGCAGGCGCAGCGAGTAGGGCGGCTTGGCCGTGGGGTGCCGGAGGAACTGGTAGCTGCTCTTCGTGCGCCACCCGCTGCCGTCGCGCATCTTGTGGTTCTTGTAGATGCTGTTGGAGTAGTACGCCAGCAGCGGCACGATCTTCTTGGTGAGCGCCACGTCGAGCCTGTAGGGCACGCCCATGACCGCCTCGTATATCTCCTTGTAGCAGTAGCGGCGCTCGCGGTTGTTGCCTATCCTGGTCCAGGACCTGTCCGACTCCCTGCCCTTGAAGAACTCCCTGATGCGCCTGTCGAACTGGTAGACGGCCTCGTCGCTGTACTGGCTCCATCCCTTCCTGTCGAGATACGGGAGCAGCTCCCTCGGCCTGTCGGCATCCCCTGTGGGCAGGGGGCCGTCTCCTTCCAGCGTGAAGACGCCGTCCTTGAACGGGCTATCCATACGACTCATACCTCTCTTTCCTCGGGTCGCGCCTCTTGCGCCACACGCTCGGCCTGCCCGCCACGGATTCCTCGAAGCCGGCGTAGCTGTCGGGCAGGTCGTGGCTGCCGTCGGCGTTGATGTTGAGGTAGCTCATCTCGTTCATCGCCATCACGGCGTAGCGCAGGGCGTCCATCATGTGGGAGTGCCTGGTGTGCTTGGGCTTGGCGCTCCAGTCGTCGGCCTTCTCCAGGCGCTTGTACTCGTAGTTGTTGAAGCAGGTCATCAGCCAGTCGCAGTTGTCCTTGTTCACCACCATGTTCGGCAGCTGGCGGCGCACCTCCATGATGCCCCTGTCCACGCGCTCCTTGGAAAGCGCGTGCCAGTATATCTGCGGCCACATCCTGCGGGCCTCCTCGATGGGCGTGGCAGAGGACGCGCTGCGCTCGGAGTCCCAGGGCAGGGCGGCCACGCGCACGAGGTGGAAGTACGGCTTGGCCGACAGCTCGGCCACGCACTCAACCAGGGCCTTGCCCCTGGCCTCGTAGAGGTCGTAGACGAACATGTAGCCGTGGTGGTACTGGAACACGATGCAGCTCGTGGCGTCTGTGACCTTGTCCTTGGAGGCGATGTCGAACGCCATGTAGACTGGATACCGGCTGTCGAGGTTGAAGCTGCGGTAGCGGTTCTCCCTCTCCAGCAGCTCGACGCCCTGGTAGACGAGGCCCGCGTTGACGGTGGCGAAGTCGCACTCGTACTCCTGCATGTAGAAGTTGAGGTTGCCGAACTCCCGCAGGTGCCTGTCCTTCAGGACCTCGATGCCCTCCGGCGTGTACAGCGGCCGCCATCCGCCGTGGCCGTCGGGTATCACTATGTCGTGCACGGTCTTGCGGTCGACGTAGCACGACACGCCTACCTTGTTCACGTGCTCGCCCGCGAAGTCGGCCGGGTCGTCCACGCCGGTGTAGGTGCGCAGCAGCTCGTAGAGCACGTTGCGCATGCCGCGCGGCGTGCCGTTGAAGCCCACGAACAGCGGCTTTCCCATGGCGAGCTTCTGGTCCCAGATGGGCTGGATGTAGCTGAAGGCGCTCTCCTTGTACAGCGACGCCTCGCTCACGAAGAAGTTGTCGTAGCTGGAGCCGATGAGCTGCTGGTCGTTCAGGAAGCCGATGAACTTCACCAGCGCCTCCGCCGACCCATCCGGGTTGTTGAGAAGCCGCACCATCTTGGCGGTGTCCTTCACCTCGATGAGGTCGTCGGGATAGTCCGCCCAATGCTTGCGCCCGTCCACGTACTTGTTGAAGATGTTCTGGGTTATCCACACGTTGTCAAGGCCGACGTAGACCGACTGCGTGCCCGGGTTGTCCCAGGCTCGCTTGAGGCAATACTGTATGTCGTCGGTGTCCTTGCCGGACTGGCGGCACCACAGCTTCACGTAGTACGTGTACTTGCCCGAGGCCCGCCTGGCCCACGCCTTCCGCTGGTGGGGCCAGGGCTGGTAGTACCTCGGGACCTGTATCGTGCGGCGCTTGGCCATTATTTCCCTGCCGCCTCGATGTCCTCGAGCACGAGGCGGTGCGCGTTGAGCAGGCGCTCGGCGAACGGGCGGCAGTATTTGAAGCTGACGAGCGCGACGAGCAGGTCGTCGTCGTCTGCGCATTCCGTGTTCTTGGGCATGAGGTCCGCGTATGGGTCGACGAACTCCTCGCGGCTCATGTCCTCGAAGGTCAGCGCCTCGCAGCGCTCGAGCATCTGGTCGCACAGCGCGCGGACGAGGTCGACCATCTCCATGACCGTGGAGAACTCGGGCCACTCCCCGTGGAAGTCGCGGTAGAGCCGGCGCAGGTCCGTGGCCGTGTCGATGCGATCGGCGATGATGCGCTTGCTCTTGAGTATCTCGACCTCGACCTCCTTGTACTTGGTGAAGTTCAGCTCGGGGTCGACCTTCTCCTCCGCCTTCTTCTCGTCGGCTTTGCTTATGGTCGACGCCTTCTTGGGCGTCGCCTTCTTCCTCGTCGTCGTCATGAGTGCCTATCCTTTCCTCGACTCGTTGAGCCTCTGCATCGCCTCGGCCAAGGTCCTCGGCTCCCCCGGCGGCGCCGCCTGGTCGGAGCCCGAGCCGCCGCTGGGCGTGTCCAAGGCGGGCTCGCTTGCCTGCTGCTGCTTGGCCCTCTTGGCCTGCCTGCTCTCGAAGCGGCCGAGTATCTTGTCGGCCTGCGCGCTCATCTTCTCCAGGTTGCACGAGTAGCCGATGACGTTTCCCTTCGGGTCGGTCACGGCATACGGGTCGATGAGCTCGGCCAAGAGCTCTCGCTTCTCCTCGCCCATCCTGTTGAACTTGGGCGCGAACTCGAGCAGGTCCATGGCGGGCTTGTACTGCCTGGCCAGCCTCGCCCTCTCGGAGTTGGCGAGCTTGCGGAACTCCCGGTCGATGTCCTTGTTCACCGACTCGCACCATCCCTGGGCCTCTGCCCTGGAGCTGAACGGGCGGCGCGGGTCGTCCGGGTTCACGAAGGTCACCGTGCCGTTTCGCTCGTCCCTCTGGATAAGGTCGTTGACGGTGTACTTCGTTATGTTCATCTGCTGGAACTGCAGCGCCGCCGACTTGACGGCGGCCTTGCCTATCTCGTCGGAGAGGCTCCCTCGGTAATCAACGTCGTCAAGGTCCTCAGCGCCAGCTGAAGGTCCTCCCACGCCGTCGTCAGCCTCTCCGTCCTCGTCGTATCCGGGCTCGCCCGAGCCGGCGTCTGAGGGCTCGGCAGCGCCATCGGCTCCCTGTACAGCCTCGCCAGCTCCCTGTGAGTCATCCTCTCGCAGAGCGACAAAAGCATCAGAGAGAGTCTGCGGCCCGCTCTCCTCGCCCAGCTGGCCTGCGCCGTCGAACGCCTGCCCCTCGAGCTGTCCGTCATTGCCATCCATCATCTTCCTCCATCTCGTGGTCGTCCATCATCTGCCCTATCAGCCCCATCAGCATGCGGAGCCAGTCGTCGCGCATCGAGAAGTACACGAGCTGGCGACGCTCCCTGCCCTCGAACGGGGCGTGCGCGTGCATGTCGGACGCCTCGGCGAGCATGCGCACGAGGTCGTCGTCGGCGAGCACGGCCTTCTGGTGGGAGCTTATGTACTTGTTCATCTGCCTGGTTATGTAGTCGTACTCCTCGATGCGGTCCTTGTCGGACAGCCTGTCCGTGAACCCCATCGACTCGTAGCGGCACTTGATGTCGTGCCAGTACCCGAGGATGTCGGGCATGAGGAACATCCTCGTCACCGTCTCCAGCTCCTCGTCAGTCGCCCTCAACCTTGGCCTCCTTCTTCTCTATCTCGGAGAACACCCTGTGCGTCATGGAGATGGAGCACACGAGCATCTTGCCCGCCGCATACCAGATGTTCTCCGGGTGCTCGTCGGCGCTGAACACGTCGGCGTAGTCGTGGTAGTAGCCGCTGGCGCGCAGCAGCTCCTTGACGTTGGGGTAGTGCTGGTGCGTCCAGATGTAGCCGCGCCTGCCGCGCCACGTCACCACCGGCACGAGGTCGCGCTGCGGGTCGTAGGACACGCCCGCGTTCTCCTTCGGGATGGTGGACTGCGCCACCACCTTGCGGCCGCTCTTGCCCTTGACCCTGTAGGTCCCGGTCTTGAGGTCGTGGTCGGTCTGCATCACGCGTCCGAACTCGTCGCGGTAGCTGACCTCCTCGACGGCCACGTCCTCGCCCAGCTCCTCGTCGTACTTGAAGAGCTGCACGCTCGTGGGCTTTATCTCCGGCGACAGTATCACGCGCCCGGCGGGGATGGGCGTGCCGTCTGCCGAGGGCTTCGCCTTGGGCGACACGTCGGCCAGCTGCTTCTCCGCGCGCAGCCTCGCCAGCTCCTTCCTGAGCGCGGCTATCTCGGCGTCCTTGTCGGGGGCCTCGAGCCTCTCGCGCTTCAGGGCGTTGGCCACGAGCGCGTTCTTCTCGACGTAGCTCATGCCCTCCTCGAACCGTATGCCGAGCCTGTCGGCTTGGGCGTACAGCTCCTCCTTCTTCATCATCGGCATTGTGGAAAACTCCTTTCCGATTGTCAACATGCGCCGAGTATACGCCGAGTATGCCGGGAGTGTAAACAGTGATGTAAAAAAAGAGCCCCACCCCCATGTCGGGGGCAGGGCTCCATCATCCAAGCTATCGCTTGAGCTCCTCGGCCACGTCGTCCATCGTCTTGATGAGGCTGTCCCGCTGCGTGCGGTAGCTCTCGTGCATTCCCTTGAGGCTGAGCAGGTGCGCCTGAGCGCCGTACATCCTCTCCGTCACCTTGCCGACCTGGTCGGCCAGCGCCTTGGCGCCCAGCTCGACCTGCTTGACGTCGGCCGCCTCCTTCTTGTAGAGCTCGATTCCGTCCATGCCTCTCCCCTCTACAGCTGGAGGATGTCCTTGTCCGCCAGCATGTCGTCGTGTATCTGGTCCTCCGTGTAGAGCGGGGTGCCCGCCCTGGGCAGCCTCGCCATCGCCCTCACCGTCTCGTGCCATATCCGCAGCACCTCGTCCAGCTCGGCGACCTCGTCGGCCAGCTCCTCCCTCGTGTAGCCAACCGTGAACATGTGGTCGGGCACGCCCGGGTTGTAGAACGCGAGCCAGCCCCGCTCGATCTTGCGGTCCACGCACATGGCCGCCGCCACCTGATAGCGCTCCGGCAGGCTGGAGGGCTCGGTCATGCCCGCCTTGTAGTGATGGGCGGCGTCATAGCACTTCACCTCCAGCATCGCCGTCGGCCTGGGCGTGAGCTCGGAGAGCCCGGCCACGCACTCGCGCGCCGCCTCCTTGGCGGCCGCCGTCATCGACGCGTCCATGGCGTCCGGGGAGTACCCCGCGCCGAGCCCGGGGCACACGATGAGCATGTCGTCCCAGTGGTAGAAGTGGGGCACGTCCTCCCAGCCGAGCTCTTCTGCCCTATGGTTGAACTCCCTCACGGCGTAGGGCTCCATCACATGGCCGCGGGCGGCGGCCCCGAAGCTCCTCGGGTCGGGCCTGCCCGACTCCTGCTTGGAGCCGTAGAGCATCACGAAGTCGGGGTGCGGCTGCTTCCCCATGCGCTGCGCGTTGGTCATGCGCGCCAGCTTGGGGCGAAGCCTCGCCAGCTCGGTGGCGGTGATCACCTCGCGCCTCGCCTCAAGCCAGGCGACCTCGACCTCGTGCTCCCAGTCGGGATACATCTACTCCCCCCCGACGATCGGCTCAAGCCCATATCCCAGCACGCCCTCGCCCTTGGCGTGGCCGTCTGCGCTCGCGGCTGCGGCAAGCGCCGACACCAGCCTCGCCTCCGTGAGCTCGAGCGGGTTGCCGAGCCTCGGCAGGTCGAAGCGCTCGAGCGTGCCGCCCGGCTCGTCGACCACGTACTCGTCGTTGACCCACATGAACATCGGCTCGTAGCTTATGAGCAGGGCGTTGAGCCTGTTGTCCGTGGATGCCCGGTCGGCCTCGGCCATGATGGCCATGGCGCGCTCGACCTCCTTGTCCATGAGCGGCGTCTCCGGGATCACGCTCGGCTTGTCGTAGCAGCTCTCCTGCTTGAAGCCCTTGAGGCTCGGGGCCTCGGTCGCCTTGGGCTGCGACAGGATGTAGTCCGCCTCCTGTGCCGCCAGCTCCATGGCGTGCAGCATGTCGAACACCGTCTTGTCCATGGCCACGATCTCATCGCCATGCAGGATGCGCCCGCCGATGAACTCGCACTCCTCCTTCTTGTACATCTTCGTCATGTCGCGACTCCTTTTCGAAATAATTTTTTCATGTGCGACAATGGGGCGCACACGCCTGCATGCGCCCCATGCCTTGCCTAATGCACGGGCCTGTCGCAGAACCCGTCCACCTCTATGCCGAGCATGTCCGAGAGCACGAGCTCCGGCTCGAGCCACAGCAGGTCGTTGAGCTGCGTGGCGTCCATGCCGTCCGGGCACAGCTCGTCAAGCTGAGCTCAAGCGCGTCGAGCTCGGCGCAGGTGAGCCTGTCGAACACGGCACAGGCCCCTGCCCACGGCTTGAGCTGCCTCAGCTCGATGTCCTTTGAGATTACCAAGGTATCTCCTCCTCGTCTGCCCAGGCCTCCTGAGCCTGCTGGGCGGCGCGCACCACGGGGTTGGCTCCCTGCGCAGGGCTAGCCTGATGCGCGGGGTGTGCCTGCCCCTCGGGCCTCCACAGCTGCACCCCCTGAAACGCGTGGCTCCCGTCGCCGTGGACGACCACATGCCACGGGCGAGGATGGCTCTGGTTGTAGACGCCGGGCTTCGTCTCGATGGTGACGGCGCAGCCGCCCAGCTCCGAGACGGACTCGCCCGGCTTGCTTGCCTTGACCAGCCCTTGGCGCACCGCCTTCATGGCGGCGGTCGCCTTGTCGCCCCGGCCTCCCGGGCTGAAGGTCCACTTCAGCTCCGAGTCGTCGGGCATCGCCACGGTGATGCGTATGTTCAGCTTCGGGTTGCCGTCGTCCCAGAAGACGGGCTGCTTGGTCTTGAAGTCGCGCGCCTGCACCGTCTCTATCAGCGTCACGTCGCCCGTGAGCTTGGGCGTGTAGTTGTCCTTCGTCTCGTCCGAGTAGTTCCAGAAGCTCCCGCTTGACTCGTTGCTCTCGAAATCCAGGATGCTCATGTTATTGTTCCTTCCTCTCGTAGTCGTCGGGCAATGCGCCCATGTAGAACCTGCTGTCCTCGCACATGTGCGACAGGCCCAGCGTGCCGTCGCGCCACCAACAGTTGAGGTACGGGCCGACTCTCTGCTGCACCTCCTCGAAGGCGAGCAGGTCGAGATGTATCGGGTACCCGTCGCCTCGGCGGAACCCATTGAACCTCTCCTCGGCCAGCTCATCGACGTCGTAGTCGGCGGCGTAGCAGCAGATGCACAGGTCGACGCCGTCGTCGTTGTGCCTGCCCGGCCTCATGAAGTTGCCCTTGCCGCCGTCCCACATGCAGGCCATGCCCTCGACGCACAGCTTGGCGACCTCGACGAGCTCGTCGTCGGTGAGCTCTTCCAGCTCATGCCTCGCGTATCCCTTCATGTCAGCAGTCCTCCTTGTCCCTCAGCCACTCGGCTATCCTCTGGCGCACCTCCACGTGCTCCTCCTTCCACTCGTCGAAATACTCGACGGCCTTGTCTGTGGTGAACAGGCAGCCCTTCTCGATGACGCCGTCTATCATCTTGAGGTAGAAGCGCGCCATCGGCCGGGTGTCGAAGCCCCGGTTCCAGTACTTCACGACGCGGTCGAACTGCCTGACCCACTGCGCCGTGGTATAGGCATCCACGTCTTGGCTGCGGAACGGGTTGGGCTCGGCCACCCTCGGGCTGGAGCACGGTATCGTGCGCCGCAGGTCCACGTCCAGCCCAGTCGGGATGTCGATGCCGTGCATCACCATCGTCATGTCGAAGGCGCTCACCACGTCGAGCACGCTTCGCTGGCCCTTCCTCCACGTCACGTTCACCGTGACGCGCCCGTTGTTCATCTTGCATGTGACGAGCCTGGACTTGTGGTCGAAGCCGCGCTTGATGGTGCGCTCGAGCTTCCATCTCTCCGCGTCTTGGTTGGCCCTGCCGTGCTCGCCGAGGCAGAAGCCCCGGCTCTCCAGCAGCAGCGTCGCGGCATGCACGAACGCCTCCTGCGAGTAGCAGAACACGTCCACGTCCGGCTCGCTGTCCCACGCGTCGAAGTCCGCGTCGAGCAGGCAGCTCCCCGTGATGCATCCCTGGATGCCCGTGTCCTTGAGCATCGCTATGACGTCTTTGACGTCGTCGTTTCTCGACATGTGTGCCCCGTCCTTTCCTTTCTTTCCTACACGTCGGGCAGGTTCTCGTAGCCGCCCGCGTCCTCCAGCTCCTGCAGCGCGCGCGCCCGCTCCTCGTCGGTCGCGTATGCGCTGTGCATGATGCGGCCGAACTCCGCGCGGGTCAGCGTGCCTCTTGCCCTGGCCTGCCTCTCCAGGTATTCCAGAAGGCTGATGCTCATCTCGTCTCCCTCCTTTCGACGTACGCCTTCAGGTACTCCCATATGTCGTGGGTCATCGGCGTCATCTGCATGCCGTTCCACACCTTGTCCTTGCGGTAGCGTATGGAGTTGCGCTGGTTGCCGACGATGTCCATGTGGGCGGACGGGAAGTGCATGGTCGGCACCACCTTATCCACCGTGAAGGTGAGGTGGAAGCTGGCCGGGAACGCGGCCAGCCTCTCCATGCGCTCCTGCTTGGCGTCGTAATCCCGGTACTCCCTTATCTTCTTGGGCTTGCTCAGCGTGTGCGTCATCCTGGTGAGCGGCAGCAGGCACTCCACCACGTCGAGGTCCAGCCCGTCGTGGTCGCCGTCGCAGTCGATCACTATGGCATGGGTGCCCTTCATGTTCTCGGCAAGCGACGCGCTGCCCGGGTAGACCCAGGCGTCGGTGCGCGTCATGCACCCGCTGCCCCATCTGATGAGGGGCTTGCCCTCGGCGGAGCACGGCACCCACCTGGCCTCGACCTCCGGGCACCCGTCGTACGGGTGCTCCGGGTAGTCCTCCCACTCGGCGAGCAGGAAGTCCGGCTTGATGCCGGCCAGGCTCAGCACGTCGCGCTCGCCATGGTACAGCTCGTGGTTGTACCAGCCTCGCCAGTAGTTGGCGAAGTCCTTCTCGCGTATCTCCTTGGACGCCGCCGCGCACTGCGACACCACGTCTCTCAGGGGCGTGTGCCTCAGCCCCTGCCCATACATCCAGAAATAGATGCTTCCGTCCGGGACCATGCTCACCACCTCGCGTTCGTGAACATGTTGTTGACCCACGCGTGGTCGAGGTGCGTCTCCTTGGCGATGCCCTCGGCCCACTCGGCGTAGCCCGGGACGCTGTCGCAGCGCGTGTGGTATCCCCACAGCGCGTCGACCGTGCAGCCCTTGAGCTCGGCGGGCAGGAAAGCCCTCGGCCTGTCGAAGTCGCCGAAGCATATGACGTTGCCCCAGCCCCTTCCCGCCACGTGCTCCCGCACCAGGTTGCGGAACATCTCGCTCTCGTTGCCGAGCGGGTGGTCTTGCCTGAGCCGCTCGGGGCTGGGCAGCTCACAGCCCGCAGGCCACCATGTGCTTATGCCCGCCGTCACGATGAGGTCGGCGTCGGCGTTGCCCCTGAGCGTGTCGATGAGCGCCAGCATGGTGGAGCTCACGCCCCTCGGGATGGACCCGCTGATGTCCAGTATCATCAGGTTGCCCTTGGCGTTGCCCACGTTGTAGTCGCCCACGCATGCGCCGAGGCGCTTGTTGTAGCATTCGCGCCAGGCGTAGCCCGTGAGGTTGCGGCGTATGCATGTGGCTATGTCGTCCATGAAGTCGGGTAAAAGCCCGAGCCTCTGCAGCACGTCCATGTCCACGTGTATGTCGTCGGCGCAGACGTAGTCCACGAGCTTGGCGCTCGTGTGCTGCAGGCCCTGCGCGCCGTCACCTCCGAAGGTGCGCTCCGAGGTGGCGCTGTCGGCGGTCATCGAGTCGCCGTCGCCGCCCGTGGGCTCGGCCTGCCCGCCTGCGACGTCGACCACCTGGAGCCTGTCGCCGCCGCGCCTGCCGATGCCGAGCACCTTCTCCCATTTGATGCTCGGGAACTGCCGCTGCAAGGCGGGCAGCAGCATGTGCTTGACCAGCGTGAGGTGGCTTCCCCTCCATGCTATGTAGGGTATGCCCGCCGACCTGCACCTCTCCACGTCCAGCCTCGTCGAGCAGACGTATATCCTGGGCAGGTCGATGCCGTCTATCCTGAGCCTCTCCATCCTTTCCTCTCCTTCCTATCCCTTGAGCTCGATTCCCTCGAGCGCAGCCCTTATCTCATCCCAGCACGGGTCGTTCTCCAGCAGCCTGAGGAGGTCCGCCGTCGTCATGTCCTCGACGCTGTCCTCCCATGCGAGCATGTCGCCCGGCCCGCCGAGCGAGGTCGGCTTGCATCCCAGCGCCTCGCCCTTGGCCTCCCATGCGGCCTGGAACACCTGCCGCTTGGGGGATATGTTGCCGTCGATGCTGTCGTAGAGCCACTGCGCATCGACATTGTACATGCTCTCGGCGGCGACCTCGAAGGCCTTCGACAGGACCTCGTCGCCGGCGTCGCGCACGCTCCTCGCCCAGAGCATGAGCTTGGTGGCGGTGCGCGGGCTCACCACGTTGACGTCTGACGGGTGAGGCGGCGACATGCTGCGCTTGACGAGGCGCTTTATGTCCTCGGTCGGGTGAAGCCCGTGGCGCTTGGCGACATGCTCGACCCACTCCCCCTCGTCGTAGCGCACGTCGAGGAACATGAAGCGCTGGCGTATCGAGGGAGACAGCCTCGCCATCGCCGTATAATCCGGGTTGCATGCGGCCACGATGAGTATGTCGGGCAGCTCGTAGGTCTCGTTGGACCCGTCGGCCTTCACCGCGTTGGGTATGCGGCGCTCCTGTATGAGCGTCAGGCACGCCGCCAAGACCTGCGGCGGAGCCTGCAGCAGCTCGTCGAAGAACAGCACGTCGCCGTTCTTCAGGCTGGCGAGCCTGGCATGCACGTAGAAGCGCATGGTCCCCGTCTCGTCGTCGGGCATGGTGATGCCGGACACCTCGGACGGGAGTATCTGGCTCGCGATCATCTCGACGACGTTGCGGCCGTGCTTGGCGGCGAAGTCGCGGACGCCCTGCGTCTTGCCTATGCCCGGCTCGCCCTGCAGGCAGACGACTATCTCCTTTCTCATGAGGTCGGCCGCCTCGAGTATGGAGGCGACCTTCCCCGGCGTCACGGCGGCCATTAGATGGCCGCCAATCTATCCAGCTCGCGCCGTGCTGCGGCCATGTAATGCTTTTCCAAGCCGTCGAGTATCGACAGCATGGGCTTGACCTCGGCCTCGGTGTAGCCGAGGCGGATGAGGTCGCTGGCCAGGTCGCCGGCGCGCTTCAGGGCTGCCCGGCAGACCGTGAACTCGCGGCTGGTCTTGGCCACCTCGCTCACCAAGACGCTCAGCTGCATGTCGTTATCGCTGTTGCTCATGACCTTCTCCCTTCGACGAATGGATGAGACGAAGGCACGCGAGGGAGCGAATCGCCTCGCATGCCTTTCCTCTAGAACAGCGGGCTTATGCCCACGATGTTCACGCTGATGGTCAGCACGAACAGGTAGACGAGGGTTATCAGGAGCATCGGCATGAGCCAATGCTCCAAGAACCGCTCGCCCTCGCACAGCAAATGCCGTGCGATGAGAACGGCGATGGCCGCGATCAGGAAGACCGCGGCCACGACCACTGCGGACCAGGGAATGACCATATGGATCATCCCCTGACCCTCAGACGCCAACGATGGTACTCGCTGGCGTCGTCGAGCCAGCAGCAGAGCTCGAACCTGAGCGGCTTGCCCTGCTTGCTTGCCAGCTTGTCCACCCACATGGAATGATTCCCCATGTGGATGAAGCAGACGCCGCGCCTGTGCGTGTCGTCCAGGCATTCCCAGTTGCCCTCGCTCATGAGGGCGCTCGAGATGTTGAGGTGCTGGTCCTCCATGCGCGCATGCGCGCAGAGGCTGTCGGCCAGCTGCCGAATGATCGAATCGTGCATGGTTATCCCCTTTCCGGACATCGACTTCGGACATCGACTTGCTCGCGATGCCATATACCATTCATTGAATTCATTGAATGAATACCATGGTTGAACTGGCTTGCGAAGTACGAAACCTTGCATAAAGCACAGTTCGCTTGGGCGAACTGCTCGCATTGCTGCAAGCGTTCAACCCAAGATAAAAACGCTATGTTTCTGTTCACAGGCACATAGCAAGCCCGGAGTCTCAGCTCAGAACGGCAAGCATACGCTCGGTGAGCTTGCCGGATAAACTGCTTATCTGGTCTTCGCTCAGCTTTGCCTCGCCGCCAGCCTGTTGGATAAGCTGGAGCTCGGCGAGCACAGACATAAGCTCGGCCTGCTTGGCCGATGCCTTTGCCTTGGCCGCAGTGGCTTTCGCCTCTGCGGCCGATGCCGCCAGAATCTCATCGTTCACAGTGTTCATCGCTGTGAGCATACGAAACTCCTGCCAATCACGGTTATCCCGTGACTTCGCATATAGTAAGTTCATAAAACACTCTCCTTTCAGAGTCCTTTTAGTCATTGATTACATTGGAGCAAGGTATCTGTGGCACCCCTGTGCCACCCACTATAGGATTTTCAGATAATCCGGTTATATACTATATATATACTATAGATATATATAAGGGGACTAGGATAAGTGGTATATAGCATCGCTGCGTAAACCTTGCTCCATCCAGCGCTACAATTTTTCCTTGCCTCAAGGCATGCCGCTCAATCCGCGGGCACCGGAAAACAGCATGAGGATGATGATGAGGATTATGAAGATTTCGTGGATTCAGTGATTGAGATTAGCCGATATATACAACTTATATAACTGATTAATGTAATAAATATATAACTGATTGCTTCATAAGCTTAATGAATGAATGAATTAATGTGATTAATGAATCGATTAATGTATTCGATTATTGAATTAATGCAATCAATCAATTCGATAAGCATTCTTTTTTTTATTTTTTTATCTCCATATGGCTTTGTGACACTACTACGTAGATGTGCGTGTGTGCGGCAGGGAAGGGCTGGGGCTCTTCTGAACCTGCTGGCAGCCGTGTCTCGCCGGCGTTGTTTGCCTTTGGCCTCTGCCTGCATTTGGATACAGCTCTCCCTATGGTGCTCACCGCGACGTTTTAAAGCCTCACCAGCCCTTGGCTTCCTTCTTATTCGGTTTATTCAAGGATTGATCGCGGAGCCCGGCTTTCCAGGCCGGGGAAACTCCTGCCTTTCGTTTTTGCCCCGCAGGCGAAACCACCTGCTGCCTCAGCCGGATGCCTACGGCCTGCATATAGAGGCGGGAAGCCGTTTACTCCTGCGCCGCGCGATGGGGGCGTCTTGCGTTTCGGGGGCTTCCCCTTGAACCCCGATATTCGTCTCGCCTCTCAACTAGGTGGAACATTACTCCGTCGGGGAACGGCGTGGTGGGGTTTTCTCCCCCGTGCACCTATTGCATCCCATTCTAGCATGGCTTGACGGGCGACGCCAGCCATGGGATGATGTCTAATGATTCCAACAGGGAACGGAATGCGGATGCCCCGTCATCATTTGATGGCGGGGTTTCTCTTTTCTCTTGACACCCCCATGATATGGTGTATAATGGTAGGCGCGGGGGAGGGCATGCCCCTCTCATCCCGAGGAGGGGCCTTTTCGAGCAGGCCGACCGGGACGCCTTCCTCCCCCGCAGCCGACGAGCATCACGAGGAGGACGGAGACTTATCATGATGGAGAAGCTGGAGAATCGCCCGCGCTTCCAGGGCAGGTGGCCCGACGCCCGCAGCGGGTGGCTGATGGTGGACTGCTGGAAGGGCGGGCTGCTCTACGCCGCCCACTACCTCAAGGAGGACGAGGGGCGCGAGGTCCTGTGCATGGCCAAGCTGGCCGCGGACGGCTCGGTGCCCGACGATGGCGCGGACATCCCCTGGGCGATGCTCTCCAAGGCATGCCACGAGGTGATGGGCTACGGCTGCATCCTCACCGAGACCATACCTGCCGGCATGCCCGACCTGCCGTACCGCCTCATGGACGTGCAATACCTGGAGGTGCCCGAGAATGTGTAGGTACCACGACGACGGCTTCCCGTACCTGCAGATGGGCGAGACGAAGGTGACCATCCTGCCGGACGGCCGCATGAGGCTCGACTGCCCCGCCGGGATAGCGATACGCCATATAACCCTGTGCCCGGCGTGCGGGCACCTGTTCACCCAGGACGAGAAGGAGCGTGAGGCGCTGTGAGCGAGTACAGGAGAAGCGTGACCGAGGCCGAGGCCAACGAGGCTGGCAAGTATCTGAAGGAGCGCCCCGAGGGCGACCTGTGCTTCTCCGAGCCCGACGACGGGTCCACGATATTCGGGGAGGAGTTCCCCGACGGCGTCCTCCCGGCGAGGTACAGCAGGCAGATCTTCCTCCCTGGCAGGAAGTCGGCTCGGTTCTACCTCGACCCACAGACCCGCGCCGAGCTCAACGCCAAGCTGCTCGGCGAGAGGGTCCTCGAGCTCGACGCCGAGGTGGGCAAGCTCAAAAGACGGCTCAAGGAGGCGGGCCGGCCCGACAAGGACAAGGACATGGCATACGCCATGATGTCGTCCAAGTGCGACAACGCCGACGCCTTCCTCGACGCCGCCTCCGCGCTGCTGGGCGAGTGGGAGGCCGAGGCCGAGGAATGCATGCGCGACGGAGACGTGGTCATCGGGCACGACTGCATCTCCACCCTCGTCAGCATCACGAGGGCGGCCAAATGCCATGACCGCTACCCGCGCCGCAGGAATAGGGACGAGCCTGACGGCGCATGGCTCGAGTACCTCCGCACGCACGGCAACGACGCCGACGCCTCATGACGAGACGCCTCGCGAGCCACTACGTCGACTTCGTGGACGGCTGCGGCGGCCAGCTCGCCAGCATGCGGCTCTTCGGATGCGACGACGCCGAGGCATGCCGCTGTGCGCGAAGGCTCGCCAAGCTCATCGAGCGCCTTGCCCCAGACGCCGCGGCCGTAGAGGTCAAGCGGCGCGGCTGCTGCGGCGAGCCGATCGCCTCCATGCCCGTCGTGGTACAATCGCCTCGGGCGGAGGACGACACATGACAAGACGTGAATCGGAGGCGTCATGACGAGGAAATGCGACTGCGGCAGGCCGGCGCCGCCGCCTGAGCCCGCAGAAGAGAAGACCTGCTACGAGATAGTCCGCGACGACGGGATCTACTGCTCGGAATGCAACGCGTTCTGGGAGATCTCCCATCGCGGGCTTTTCGCGCACTGCCCGTACTGCGGCACCAAGATAGTCGAGCGCACCGACGCGGAGCTGGCCGAGTCCCTCATGCCCTGCCCGTTCTGCGGCGGCGAGGCGACCGTGGGGACCTACAAGGCCAAGCCGTTCTGCGTGGAGTGGGGCGTCGAGGACGCCGACGGCGAGGACACGGCCGGGATGTGCCCGTGCTGCTCGGAGCCGCCCAAGGTGACCGAGACGGGCGACGAGGTGACCTACTACGTCGTCCACTGCCTGAACCGGGACTGCCCGGCGAAGCCCTGCGTGAACGACAAGTTCCTCCATCGCTCCAGCGCGGTGGACGCGTGGAACACGCGCCTGTGCTGCGAGCATGCCGCGCCCAGGCCGCTGCGCCCGCCATACGAGCCCAAGCCCCTCTACGAGCCCAGGCCCAAGCCGGAGTGCCCGCCGCCGTTCCCGGGCAACCCGCAGTATAAGGAGCCGCCCAAGCCGCTCTACAAGCCCAAGCCCAAGCCGCTGCCGCGCAACGGGCGGGAGAGGCCGGTGTTCTCCGTGCAGCGCGAGGTGCGCTACGACGGCATCCCGGTCGTGCACGTGCCCGTCTACGTGCCCGCCGACAAGAAGCCGGAGACGATCCCGTCGAAGGACTGCGGATGCGACTGCTGCAAGACCGGCGACGTGGAGACGAGCACCACCGAGAAGTGGACGGACGCCGACGGCGCGAAACATACCGTCACCACAGGCCCGGACGGGACCTCCTCGGAGACGGTCGAGGTCGAAGACGAGTAGAGACGCTGCTATAATCGACACGGGCGCGGGATCTCTCCGTCCGCCGCGCCCGAATCCCTTCAAGCCCTCGGCACCAGCCCTGCCGGGGGCTTCCCCTATCGTGTATAATCCGCATGAAGGCGTGAGCGACGATAAAACGGTGGGGTCCTCACATACAAGGCATTGGACTGTCGAACATCGAGAGGAGCCGCACCATGAGCGACGAGAAGGCCTCCAGCGAGGCCATGGAGGAAACCTTCGCCACGTGGCTCGACCAGCACATGGCCGAGGTCAACGCATCCATCAACAGCAAGTACCAGGAGGCGCTGGAGAACCTCCAGTCGACCTATGACGAGATGAGCGCCAAGCTCGCCGGCGACGCCGAGGCGTCCGCCGACAAGGCCGCCCTCGCAGCCGAGCAGGCGGCGACCAAGGCGATCGACTCGGCCAAGGCCGTGAGCGCCAAGCTCGCCGGCGACGCCGAGGCGTCCGCCGACAAGGCCGCCCTCGCAGCCGAGCAGGCGACCAAGGCGATCGACTCGGCCAAGGCCGTGAGCGCCGCCAGCGCCGACGACATGCGCGCGGAGTACGCCTCCGCCCTCGCCTCCATCTCCGCGAACTACACCGAGGCGGCCAAGGCCACCAGCGCAGCCTACGACGCCGCCGTCGTCGCCGCCAGCGAGACGTACGAGGCCTCCACGGAGGAGACGAAGGCCGACTACGAGAAGGCCAAGGAGGAGCTCGAGAAGCTCTATAAAGAGGCCGCCTCCGAGCTCGAGCAGCTCTACAAGGACGCATACGACAAGATGGCCGACATGTACGACGAGTTCGGCGACCACGCCATCGAGGACGTGGACGCCGCCGTCAAGGAGGTCGCCGAGTACGACGCGGCCGTCATCGACCACATGCGCGCCCAGTTCGAGCAGCTCATGGAATGGGTCGTCGACACGCTCAACTGCCGCATGTACTGCTTCATGGCGCAGGCCAACCAGCTGCTCTCCGAGGTGAAGACCGCCGCCGACGCCGCGCTCGCCGAGCTCAAGGCGAAGATAGAGGAGCTCATGGCGACCGCGCAGCAGCAGGTCGACGACCTCATGGCCGAGCTCAAGGCCAAGACAGAGGAGGCCGTCAAGGCATTCATCGACCAGCTCTCCCTGAAGATAAAGGTGGTCGATGAGCTGCCGGAGAACCCCGACGACGACGACTACACCGTCTACCTCGTGAAGAACGAGGAGACGAACAAGTACGAGGAGTACATATACATAGACGGCGAATGGGTGCATCTGGGCACCCTGGACGTCGACCTCACGCAGTACTACACCAAGGAGGAGGCCGACGAGAACATCACCAACATCGTCAAGGCCGAGCTCGAGAACTATTACACCAAGCAGGAATGCGACGATCGCTTCGCGCTCAAGGAAGACGTCTACACGAAGGATGAGACAGACGACAAGTATCCCGCCAAGGAAGACGTCTACACGAAGGATGAGACAGACGACAAGTATCCCGCCAAGGAAGACGTCTACACGAAGGATGAGACAGACGACAAGTATCCCACCAAGGAAGACGTCACGAAGTCCATCGCCGACCTCGCCGCCAACGTCAACTCCGTGGTGTCCGAGACGGTGGCCATCGCCGCCTCCGACTGGGCAGACAAGGCCTGCACGAAGGCGTGCGAGAACGTGAAGGCCGACAACGTGGTCTGGGTCTGCCCCGACGTGGAAAGCATCTCCGCCTACAAGTCGGCCGGCATCGTGGCGACGGCGCAGGCCGACGGCTCCCTCACGTTCACCTGTGCCTCCGTGCCATCCGCCGACATCACCGTCAACGTGGCCTGCACCACCGGCACCGGCATCGACGAGATAGACGGCGTGTCTGTGACCTCCATCAAGCTGGGCGACGGCCTCGAGCTCACCGAGGACGGCGAATTAAATCTCAAGCCCGCCACCACCACGAGCATCGGGGGCGTTATAATCGATGACGACGGCCTCGACGTCGATGAGGTGGGCACGGCGTCCGTCGATGACATGACAGACAGCGACATCGACAGCCTCACCGTGTAAAGCCATATCGACGTTAAGGAGTGATTCACCATGGCTTACCTGGACAATGAACGACTGCAGCGCCTCTGGTCCAACAAGATCGTGCCCTCCTTCGCCCGCAAGGTGAAGGTCACGGCGACCGCCTCCAAGGCCACCATCGACCTGCAGAACAACGCGGGCAGCTCGCTCGCCACCGCAGACGTCCCCGCCGCCACCGCGAGCGCGGCAGGCCTGCTCACCAGCGAGCTCTACAGCAAGCTGACCTCCATCGACGCGGACAGCGCCAACACCACCTATACCCTCTCCGGCACCGGCCGCACCGTGACCTTGACGCCCTCCACGGGCGATGCCACAAGCTACACCGTGCCCGAGCAGGACCTCTCGGCCTACGCCAAGAGCGCCAGCCTCGCCAAGGTGGCGACCTCCGGCAAGTACTCCGACCTCACCGGCACGCCGACCGTGGACACCGCCGTCTCGACCACCTCGTCCAACGCGGTCACCAACGCGGCCATCACGGCCTATGTGAACAGCAAGGCATCCTCCACGTTGACCGAGGCCAAGGCCTACGCCGACACGAGCGAGAGCGACGCCGTGGCCACCGCCAAGACCTACACAGACTCCGCCAAGACCTCCGCCATCTCGACCGCCAAGTCCTACACCGACACCTCCGTGGCCGCAGCCGTCACCGGCGCGGTGCATTTCCAGGGCGTCATCGACGCGGCCACCGAGATCACCGGGCTGACCTCCTTCAAGGCGGGCTGGTACTGGGTCGTGGGCACGGCGGGCACCTACGTCGGCCAGACCTGCGAGGTCGGCGACCAGATACTGTGCACCGCCGACGCCAGCGCATACGACGCGTCCAACTTCACCGTGCTGCAGGCGAATCTCGTCGCCATGACCGACGCAGAGGTAGACGCCATTTGCACGCTCTAGAAGGTATGCGAGGAGGCGTAGCCCATGTCATATGTCGACAACTCCCGCCTGAGCCGCGTGTGGAGCCGTATGAAAACCTACGTCTCCAACCGCCTGTCCGGCTATCAGACCGAGCACAAGACGGCCTCGGCGACCTTGGCCAAAGGCGCGACGAGCTGGACCGCCACCGTCTCCGGGGTGACCGCGAGCAACACCGTGATGGTCTGCCCAGCGCCCACAAGCTTGGACGAGTACGTGTCATGTGCCGTGAGATGCACGGCGCAGGCAAGCGGGACGCTGACGTTCACAGCCGACTCGGCGCCGGAAAACGCGCTGACGATAAATGTAATGGCATTGAGCTAGAGTGGGAGGAGGAAGCATGTACAAAGAATTGCAGAAACAGCTTACCAAGCTACGCGGCAGAGTCAATCTGATGGAGCCGCAGGTCGATCATGATGCCGACGCGAACGTCGAGCAGAACGCCAATCTTGACGATATAGGCGAGGCATCGGTCGAGCTGGCGGCGTTGGCAGACGACAATTCCGCTCAGGTAGCCGAGCTGCAGGATGCCATCGTCGAGCTTGCCGAGCTCATCAAATAACTTTTGATTTCGACGTAAAGGAGTTTTATCATGGAAAACGGAAACGTGGGAGTAGGTGACATGATCTTGGCGGCTACCCGCAACCAAGACCATGAGCACGACTCCGACTGGGGCAGCGGGTGCGGCCTATGGGTCGTGCTGCTCATCGTCTTGATGATGGGCGGCTACGGCTGGAACCGCAATGCATCTGGCCAGCCGGTCACCGAGTCGGCGCTGTGCAACGCCAACAACTTCCAGGAGCTCATGGACATGGTCGGCCGCACCCGCGACGAGCAGAACTCCATCGCCCGCCAGACCGACAACGGCATCGCCAACCTCGGCTACGAGACGCTCTCCAACTTCAACGCGACGCAGTCCGCCATCGCGTCGCAGGGCTCCTCCTTGCAACAACAGCTCGCCGACTGCTGCTGCACCACGCAGCGCGCCATCGACAGCGTGAACTACAACATGGCGGCCAACGCCGCCTCCATCAACGAGACGACCACCGCGCAGGCGCAGAAGGTGCTCGACGCGCTCTGCCAGAGCAAGGCCGAGCAGATGCAGGCACGCATCAACCAGCTTGAGCTGCAGGCCGCGTTGCAGGGCGTCATGCGCTACCCGGCGGGCACCACCTATACCGCAGGCTACAACCCGTTCTTCAGCCAAGCTGCATGCACGGGAGTGAGCTTCTGATGTCCACCCTTGGCAAATACCTGTATACAGGCGCAGCGGTCACTTTAGCAGCTGGAGATGCGGTCGCCTTCTCGGGTGGGCAGTCCACCTGCGGCATGTCCGACGACGGCTCCACCGTCACGATCTCCAAGCCGGGCAACTACCTCGTGACGGCCAGCGCCGTCATGCAGGCCACGGCGGCGGGGGCAGTGGGCTTCGCCCTGTACCGCAATGGCACCCAGGTCGCCGCCGCCGCATCGACCCAGACGGCTGCCGCCGCAGGAGACGCGGCAAGCGGCTCAGTCGCCACATTGGTCACATGCCCCCGCTGTGGGCAGGTGGCCTTATCCCTGCGCGCCACGGCCGCAGAACAGATAACGTCGGCCTCGCTCATCGTGGAGAGGGTGTAGGCCATGGCTTATGAGCAGTGGTCGCCGGTCAGATTCGTGTCCTCCATCGAGGAGGCGCGGGCGTCCATCGTGCCGTATGGCTTTCGTGCCTTGATGCTGGACTCCAACAAGGACTCCTTCTACATCAAGCAGCAGGAGCCGGACGGCTCTGTGTCGGTAACCGAGTATGCGTTCACGAAGGTGGAGCCGCCCAAGCCGGTGGAGTACGCCACCAAAGACGATATAGACGAGATAAGGGGGTTGCTCAATGAACTCGTTGCTGAGAGGCAGTCAAACGCAGCAGATGCAGACATCCCAGGTTTCGTCGCTGCTCAACGTGCTCAAGGGGATGTCGCCTGAGCAGGCTGCGTCCCAGGTAAACCAGCTTGTTCGCGAGCGAGGCATAACGGATGCCGAGCTCGAGCAGGCGAAACGTCAGGCAGTCGAGCTCGCCAAGCGGCTCGGCATCAACAGTTAGGATTAGAAAAATGGCTAAGATCTACCTGCGTCAAATCAACAAGGGCAAGCTCACCATCGACGACGTCCCCGAGCGTTGGAAGGAAGCGGTGCAAACCCTCCTCGACACCCAGAACGCCGAGAAGAGCGAGTAAGCACGTGGACTATCTGCAGTATGAGCATATCGCCGTGACGGTTCTGGTTCTGGTCGCTGCGTTGACAGTATGGAACATAGGCGCGACAGCATGGCAGAATTGGCGTAAGATGCGCCAGCCCCAGGAGGATTGGCAAGACAAGGTGATGAATTTCTTGGCATCCGACAAAGCCCGCATAGAGCGTCTTGAGGACAAGATGCGAGAGCAGCGCGATAGCACCAACATGCTGCTCAAATGCATGCTGCAGATGATGAGCCACGAGATAGATGGCAACAACACGGAAGCGTTGCGCGAATGCCGCGACGCCTTGAACAAGTATCTGGTGGACAGATGATGGCCGGTGCATGGTGCCTAATGGGCATGATGCTCGGCTTGGTGATTATCTTTGGATGCATGAGAAGTGGGTTCTAATAGCTACAGCAAGCTCGTCGTGGCGGCGGTCATATGCCTTAACGTGGCATTCGCCGCCGTCGCGCTGGACATAAACGCCAACGGCTACGACGTGTCCCCCTCGCTCATCGTCTCGTGGTTCGCCTTCACGGGCACCGAGCTGGTGGCGATGGCGGGCATCAAGGTCACGAAGATTCGCCATGAGGACGCGCCGACAGACAACGACACTGACAACCGCGACGGGGTGAAGGGCCCGAGACAGGCCCCGCTCGAAGAGGATGAAAGCGAGGATGAGGACATATGATTTTCCAGCTCGTCTACGGGGGCTCGTCGGCCTCGTCAGGCACAGACCCCATCTTCGCTGCGACCATAACCTCAGACACGTCGTCGGAGATATGGTCGTTGCCGCTCATCGTCGGTGCGACGTACAAGGCACAGGACACCGGGTATACGTATCAGTACAACGGCGCTCGTCTGGTGGGGCTGGATGGCGCTGCGGATGTCACGAAGTCATAAGCGAAAGGACTTATCATGATTTTCAACACGGGCTATTGGAGCGATTCGGGCTCCGGGCTTTCATACGGCGGGTCTGGGACTTATGACTCGCCCATCCTCTCGGCCAACGCGGAGAACGCTGACACGAGCGAGATATGGGACTTGCCGCAGATCGTGGGCGCGTACTACAAGGCGCTTGACACGTCCAAGATCTATCAGTGGAACGGCATCCGCTTCGTCGGCTTGGACGGCGCGGCAGATTTGGTCTACACAAAGTCCGGGACGCCTTATTCGGACGTGTGGTCTTCGGGCACGGACGAGGAGGTCGTTGAAATGGTGGCCGCCGCAGACGCGGGCAAGATGGACCTCTCCGACTACTGGGCGGTGGGCGACACCCGCGCGGTGACCCTGTCGGCCATGAGCGCCACGGGCGTTGGAGAGTCGCACGCCGCGCAGGAGGTGGAGATGACCATCATGGGCTTCGGCGGCAAGACGCTCTCGGGTGGCGGCGCGTGCAACGCCATAGTCGGGCTCAAGGACTGCCTCAACGAGGCAGGCTACATGAACTCGTCGGCCACGAGCTCAGGCGGCTGGGCAAGCTGCGCCCGCAGGGCATGGTGCAACGACGTGTTCTACGGCGCGCTTCCCAGCGGCCTCAAGGGCATCTTCAAGAAGTTCCACAACTACACCGGGCAGTACTCGGGCTCGGTGACCGACACCGAGGACTACTTCGCCCTGCCCGCCGAGTACGAGGTGTTCGGCAGCACAGCATATTCCGCAGGCTCGGAGTCGTCCAACCTGTCGCGGTTCGAGTGGTACGAGACGAGCGCGAACAGGGTGAAAAAGGCCAACGGCAGCGCCGGCTACTGGTGGGAGCGTTCCCCTCGTTCCAGCGGCGGCATCGGCTTCTGCACCGTCAACGGCGACGGCGCTGCCAACATCTCCAGCGCCAGCTACACCTATGGCCTGTCCCCCTTCGGCTGCATCTAGAATCAATCAATCCGGCGGGCTTGTCCCGCCGGGAGGAGGGTTATGTCGGTACCGGCATCGAAAAGGACGCAGAGCCGCTGCGAGTATATCGACGTGGCGAGAAGGCTCAACATCACGGTCGCGCAGATAATAGCCAACGGGCCCAAGAAGTATACCCATATATACGGCGATCGATTGGTGGGCAACGCGATAGACCTGTATACCCACGCGATAGCGGCAAACTCCATATTCGTCTCAAGGGATGAGACGGCATATAGGGCAAGGAGGGCGCACCTCTTGGAGGCGCGCGCCTTATCGCATTCCGTCTCTAGCGTCGCCAAGCTCTATTTCGACATAATCCTCCACACGGATGGGCAGGACAAGGACAAGGCATACAGGCGCATGGAGCGTATAGGTGAGTATACGTATCAGCTCGACAACCTCATCGGTGGCGTGCTGAAGAGCGACAAGGAGCGCTATAATGGTTAGCGGCTCGGCCTCGCAAACAGCGCCAACAACTGGTGGGAGCGTTCCCCTAATTCCAGCAACGGCAACAACTTCTGCAACGTCAACAACGACGGCACTGCCAACAACAACAACGCCAGCAACACCAATGGCCTGTCCCCCTTCGGATGCGTTTCGCAAGCCTAGGCGAGTAGCGGAAGCGAAGCTACAGGCAGCATTCAACGAGATGCAGGGAGGCCGGACCTGGGGTTTCCCCGAAGCAGCGCCGCCACGCGGGGAGGGCTTGCACCTTACTTGCTATACGGGCGGCGCGGTTCGCTTCGAGGACGTGTTCAGCTTCGGCAACCTCTACGAGGCGGGCAAGGCTTGCTGCAATGGGGTGCGCTGGAAGGCATCGACGCAGATGTTCGAGGCGAACCTCCTGCAATGGGCGGCGAATATTCACAGGCAATTGTTTGACGGCACATACAGGAGTAGGGGCTTCAACCGCTTCACGATATGCGAGCGCGGCAAGGTTAGGCATATACAGGCCATCCATATCTCGGAGCGTATGGTGCAGAAGTGCCTCGTGCGCAACTGCTTGCGCCCGCTGATACTGCCCAAGCTCATAAGCGACACTTACGCCACGCTGCCCGGCAAGGGAACCGAGGCGGCTATCGAGAGGCTGTGCGGGCATCTGAGGCGGCACTACAGGATGTATGGAGCCAAGGGCTATGTGGTCGTGATGGACTACCACGATTTCTTCAGCTCCATCGAACATAACAGGCTCAAGGCCATGTATCGGCGTCTGAGGATGGATGACAGGCTTTTAGGGCTTTGCGATTACTTCGTGGACCAATTCCCGGGAGAGAGCGGCTTGGGGCTTGGCAGCGAGATCTCGCAGGTTTCCGCAGTCTACTATCTCAGTCCAATCGACCATTGGGCGAAAGACCGCATGAGGGCATGTTATGGGCGTTATATGGACGACTCATATGCCGTCTTCCCGACGTTGGAAGAGGCGAGAGAGTTTCTTGTCGGCATGCGAGAGGTAAGCGAGGCGATGGGCTTGCAGCTCAACGAGAGCACGCATATAGCGCCTATCTCCCAAGGCTTCAATTACCTCAAGCGGAGAGTCCACATAGCTAATGGCGGCAGGGTCTATCTGCGGCCGACGAGAAAAAACGTGACGCGGGCGCTCCGTCGGACGAGAAGGAACGGCAGGCTGCTCAAAGGCGGTGCGATGAGTGTTGAGAGCGAGGCCGCGAGCAGCCAATCGACCATGGCGTACTACGACACCATGGATGCGCACTACACATCAATCGAGATTATGAGGGCGAGGACATCATGACGACTCAGACGATTGCTAGCAAGCTCACAAGCCGCAAGCTGTGGGCATGCGTGGCGGGCTTCGTGGCGGGGCTTGCGGTGGTATTCGGGCTTGACGCCGACACCATCACAAGCGTCTCCGGCGCAGTGGTGGCCGGTGCCTCCATCGTGGCCTACATCTACGGCGAGGCCAAGGTGGATGCGGCGAGCGCGGCAACCACGACCACGCAGACCGTCAAGCAGACCGTGACCACCAAGGAGGCATAGGATGACGTACTACAACCCGAAGAAGGTAATCAAGGTCGCCAAGGCCGAGGTGGGCTACTGCGAGAAGAAGAGCGCCAAGTCGCTCAACTCAAAGACCGCCAACGCGGGCAGCAACAACTACACCAAGTACTCCCGTGACCTCAACGAGCTGGGCATCGAGGGCTACCAAGGCCAGCCGTGGTGCGACACCTTCGTGAGCTGGTGCTTCGTGCAGGCTTACGGCAAGTCGGCTGCGAAGAAGCTGCTGCACTCATGGAGCGCGTACACGCCCACCAGCGCCAACGACTTCAAGGAGGCGGGCGAGTGGAAGAAGAAGCCTTCCAAGGGCGCTCAGATATTTTTCACCAACTCCTCGGGCACCATATCACACACCGGCATCGTCTACGACTACGACGACGGCAAGGTCTACACCATCGAGGGCAACACGTCGTCCGCAAGCGGCGTGGTGGCAAACGGCGGCTGTGTGGCGAAGAAAAGCTACAGCAGGGGCTACTCACGCATCGCCGGATACGGCAAGCCTGCGTGGGGCAAGAAGCCTGCCGCGACATCGCAGCCCACAGGCACCAAGGACATCGAGGCCATCGCGCAGGAGGTCATCGACGGCAAGTGGGGCGACGGCACGGAGCGCGAGAACAGGCTCGCTGCCGCAGGATATTCCTATGCTGAGATTCAGGCGAAGGTCAACGAGCTGCTCGGAGAATAAGGTTCGAGCAGGTTCGAATAGGTTCGAGCTGTGTTATAATGAGGTGCGCACAGGAGCTTCCCCGCCGGTATTCTTCTCCCCGGCGGGGTCTTCTTTTTTTCTTTTATTCCCCTTTGACGGCTTTCTGTATGGCCTCGTATACGACGCCGCCCTGCGAGCATGCGGCCTTCAGCGCGTCGCTTATCGCCTCGTCGCGCTGCGACGCCACCGCCTTGTAATTGCTGTTTATCTTGTCCACCTTAAGTTCGAGCGTGTCGCTCACGTTGAGAAACGCTATCGCCTTGCTGCTGGCCGCCATAAGGCCTCCCGTCTCCGAAGTTGCTATAATCCGATGTTAGCACCAACGGCGATGGAACGAGGCATGACATGGTTAAACTGCTTGTGGGATACAAAGACCCCAAGTCGGTCGACGAGAAGGCGGGCAAGCGCCAGAAGTCGACCGCTGGCGAATACCTCCAGAAGGCCGACGAGAGGCGCGGGACGTACAAGAAGGCCAACGCGCTCGTCGAGCAGTACAACAAGCTCGTCAAGATGCGCGAGGAATCCGCCCAGAACCAACAAGACGCCCAGCGGGAGCAGGAGCAGGCCCCGGACACCACCGGTTGGCGCGCCGCGAGCGACGGTGAGAAGGCCGTGCACGAGGCGGCCGAGGCGGGCCGCGCCATAAGCGACCCGCTCGGCTTCGCCGAGAACTGGGACCAGTTCAAGAAGAACACCAGCGAGGGCAAGTTCGACGCCGCCAACACGCTCGGCACCGTCACCTCGTTCGGCGCGATGATGCTCGGCGGCATCCCCGGCGCGCTCCTCACCATCCCGGAGGGCACGATGGAGGCCGTCACGGGCAACGACTACCAGAACATGTACGGCGGGCTCGTGTCGGACAAGAAGCTCTCCGACGAGCAGAGGGTCGCCTCGGGCGTCAACACTGCCGTCAACGTCGCCTCCATGATACCGGGCGTCGGGCTCGAGGGCACCATAGCCAGAGGCGTCGGCCGCGCGGGCAAGAGCGCCGTCACGGGCGTCGGCAAGGGCGCGGCAAAGAACCTCGACGCTGCGGTCACCCGCGCGGAGACGCTCGCCAAGGAGGGCATCGCCGAGGCGGGCGAGGACGTGGCCTACCGCACCGGGCGCGGCCTGGCGGGCAAGAACTCCTCGCTGGGCGAGAAGGTCGGCACCACGCTCGACAGGGCGGTGGGCACCAGCGCGAGCAAGAAGGTCGACGTCGATGACCTCAACCCATTCAACAAGCACAAGCGCGGGGCGCACCCGTTCGCGTCCGGGCTCGTCGGCGCGGCGGCCGAGGAAGGCCTCGAGGAGGGCGTCCAGACGGCGGCCGAGATGGTGCGCGGCGACCAGGAGGACTCCGGCCTGCACGTCCTCACGGACGACCCCGACGCGGCGCGCGACCAGATACTCGAGTCGATGGCGCTCGGCGCCGTCGGCGGCGGGCTGTTCCACACGGTGAACACGGGCGTGCAGTACGCCAACTACCGCATGGCGAAGGAGGCGCAGGAGTCCCAGACGCGCAAGCAGGAATTCCTGGACAAGCTCGAGTCCACGGTGCAGGAGCGCGGCAACGAGCTCACCGAGTCGTTCAGCTCGAGGTCCACCTCCCAGACGCGCCCCTACTCCACGAGGGAGAAGGACGACTACACCACCCACGTCGTCTCCGAGGGCATGGAGGCCGAGTCCAAGAAGAGAAGCCGCACGCACGCGGGCTACTCCGGCACGGCCGTGGGCGACGACATGCACGCGCGCGGCAACGAGGTGACGCTGTCCACGCGCAACATGATGGACCAGTACGCCAAGGCGGGCGAGAAGCCGGGCCAGCAGCAGCAGATTCTCTCGCGCCTGTTCGACACGGTCGACTCCTCCACAGGCAACAAGGTGACGCTGGACCAGGAGAAGGCCGACTTCATCTCTGCCGTCGAGGTCAACGACGAGGCCGCCGCGATGGCCGCGCTCAACAGCGCCGCCGAGAAGAAGTATCAGTCCGGCGACGCCATCAGCGGCCTGCTGTACAAGTCGCCCGCCAACAACGAGGGCCCGATGCGCTTCGCCGTGCGCCACTTCACGAGCGGCGCGAACCGCACAGGCGTGGACGGCGTCGCCATGACGATGCTCAACGCCGACTACGACGCCGACCTGGTGCAGGCCTTCATGGCAAGCGACGAGGAGCTCGCCAAGCATAAGTGGATAGACGAGGCGCTGGTCAACGACGACTTCTCCGGCAACGAGGCCTCCGCCGTCAAATGGGACGACGCGTCCATGGACATCGAGGGGCTCTCCCATGAGGAGGTCGGCTTCCTCATCGAGGACATCGCCAGGGAGATGGGCGTGAAGAGCGGCGTGCTCGGCAGCGCCAGGATACGCCCGTACGACTCCGCCGACGGCAAGGCCACCTCCACGCTCCAGGGAGAGCTCGAGAGGATAGCCGCCATCGACGACAAGGACGCCCGCCACCTCGCCATCTCCAAGCTCATGAGCTCCCTCAAGGCCGACCCCTCCGAGGGCGGCCTCGGGCTGGCCGAGCTGGGCAACCTCTGGGTCGGCTGGCGCTACGGCCTGCGGGCGGTGAGCGAGATCAAGACGCGCATCCCGCAGGGCCGCCGCTTCGCGGCGGACTGGATAAGGACGCAGAGGATGGCCAAGGAGATGGCGGCCGCCCGCGCCCAGCGCGACGCCGAGCTCGAGAAGGTGGGCGAGGCCCAGCAGGCCACCGAGGTCGCCGTCAAGGGCGAGACGAGCGCCACCGCCCCGGGGCAGGCATCCGACCTCCAATACGACAAGCGCTCGACCTACGACATGAGCGTTGGCGAGACGAACCAGGCGTTCCGCAACTCGCACCCGGCGGGATACGCCGGGCTCAAGAGCAAGGACGTCGCCGACGGCATGTATGAGGACACGGCCAACCAGATGCGCGACGCGTACGACGAGCTCATCCTGTTCGCCCTCGACAAGGCCTACGACGGCGCAGAGGGCGACAACTCGCTCACGCGCTACGTCAAGCAGATGTTCCGCAACATCATCTTCGCCTCGACCGGCGGCAGGCCGAGGATGACGAGCGACTTCAAGATAAGCGACATGTTCAGCGACGAGGTGATAGCCGACCTCAACGCGCTCATCGACAAGTACAACGCCGTCCTCAAGGAAGCCACCATCACCGGGGAGACGATCATCCCGGACGACAGCTGGTATATGAAGCGCGTGTCCCGCGAGGGCGGCAGCGACTCCATGTCGATATATGAGGTGTTCCTGCTCGCATGCGAGAACAGCACCTTCGCCGACCTGTTCAGCGGCATGACCATGGGCAACAACCAGCAGTCGCTCTCCGACGTCGCGTGGATGAACATGTCCATCTCCGGCTGGCTCGACGCCACGCGCGGGCGCACGCTCGAGGATATGCACTCGCCCTTCGATTCCCTGCAGGACTCAAAGGGCGCGAGAAACGACGAGATCGAGAGGTTCATGGAGGGCGTGAAGAGGGACCACGACTCCAAGCAGGACCGCGGCGAGAACGCCATGGGCGGCATGTGGGAGGGTGAGACTGGCCGCTACGACGAACATGGCAACAGGAAGTACGTCCAGGACGACTCCAACGAGGAGTACCTACGCGCCGCGCACGAGCGCCCCGGGCGCGGGCGCAGCGAGGAGTCCCTCGTCTCGCAGATGAACCAGGAGCAGGTGGAGCGCGGCATCCTGCGCCTGCACGACATCATCGGCTGGAAGAAGGCGCTCATCCTGCGCATCGCCACCATCGGCCAGTTCAAGTCCGATGCCGACTGCATGGACACCGTGTTCGGCACGCGCGAGCAGTCCGCCAACGCCTTCTGGAACCTCAACATGAGGGCGAACCTCGACGGCCTGCGCGAGCCGCTGCAGGCCCTCGCCGACACGAGCCTCGAGCAGGCCGACCGCGTCGAGGCGGCGAGGCAGGTCATCGAGTGGCACAACCTCGCCATGATGAACGGCAACCCGCTGCTCGCCCTCGTGGCGAAGTCCATCGAGGTGCGGATGATCGGCCATGGCCTGATCGTGAACAAGGACGGCGACCTCGTCGTCGACGCAGACGCGAGCACCGCCGTCATCAACGACTCGGCGGGCAGGTTGGCCGGCTTCATCAACGAGCTGATCTCCCGCGACATCCCGCTCGCCGACAAGCTCAAGTGGCTCGACGAGGCGCGCGTCGAGGGCGGCGGCATGGCCGAGGGCGACCACATGCCGTGGAGGCTGTACGCCTCGGCCGGGTGGGAAAGCGCCGTGAGCGACCTCAACGTCTCGCGCCTGAAGAGGCAGGTGACCGTCGACTCCGGGCAGCTCAACGCGACGATGAGGGCCAAGACGGTGGCCGAGCTCAACGAGCTCCACATCGCCATCGGGCAATCCAGCGACGTGACGGGGCAGGTCGCGCTCGACACCATGCGCGAGATGGTCGACCTCGCCAACTTCCAGTACGACGTCGACATAGAGGCGGCAGAGGCATACGCCGTGCTGACCGACTCCAAGGCGTCCTCGGAGAAGGGCGCGACGGTCGAGGAGGTCGGCCGCTCCGTCGCCAGGGTGCGCCTCCAGGAGGGCATGCAGTTCAACACCCTGCTCAACCAGAACACGCGCGAGATAGCCGGGTCGATGTCGGTCGCCGACTTCTGCAGGTTCCGCAAGGGCATCACGTGGCTGCTCCTCGGCAAGGTGGACCCCGAGACGGGCGAGAAGTACAAGGTCGAGATATACAGCCCAGGCAAGGCCTGCAGGACCTTCACGCAGAACGACCTGCTCGGCCTGCCCGAGGGCGAGGAGGCGACCTGGGAGCAGATAGAGTCCTGGCTGTTCGACCATCCCCAGTGGGCGAGCTGGCTCAAGGACGCCTACATCAGGGCGTCCGTCAACGAGAGCGGTGCCACCGCCGGCATCAACGTCAGCGGCCGCACGCTCACGCAGGCGTTCGCCAGGCAGCGCAGGAGGCTCACCGACCCGGCCGAGAACGGCGGCATGACATGGTCGCAGTACAAGGCCGAGCAGGCCGTGAGGCGCGAGCTGTCCAACATGCCGGGCTACAAGAATCTCGTCGTCTACGCCGTCGACGGGCTCGACGAGCCGGGGCTCACCTCGAGCAGGTTCGCCGAGAAGTACAAGAAGGCCAAGCGGCGCTTCGACGGCTACCTGCTCGACAGGCTCGGCCAGTACATCGTGGGGCGTCGCGGCGGGCCTGCCATGGCCAAAGGCGTGCTGGGCAAGATAGACGACGAGATAGCCGACGTCGTCATGCGCGAGGCGGTCGACATGTTCGCCGTCTCCATGGACGAGGACGTCGCCGTCGAGCAGATGTCGACCGCGATGGCCGACATGACCAAGGCGTACCGCAGAGACAACGAGCGCCTGTTCATGGCCACGGAGCTCGTCGACCGCGCCAGGGAGCTCGCGGGGTCCGGCGCCGTCCTCGACGACAACGGCATGCCCATCGCCGACGATCTCGAGATAGTCGCCCGCAAGCCGACGTCAGACGAGGCCGAGGCGACCAGGCTCGAGACCGTCTCGTCGGACTTCGTCAAGAGGCATGCGTCCCGGCTGTACAACAGCGTCGCGGCCGAGATGCTCGTGGTCGGCACCAACCTCACGCCGTCGAGGTTCGAGAGAATGCTCGCCGGGAGGCTCAAGAACCTCGTCGTCGAGGACTTCGACGGCATCTTCGACCTCTCCGACCCCACCCAATACAGGCTCGCCCAGGCCGCGCTCGAGAGCATGAGGAGCAAGGAGCTCTCCGGCATGGCCCACGAGATGGTCGCCGAGGTCTTCGAGAAGATGGTGTTCCAGGCCAAGGCCATCGAGACGTTCACGGACACGGCGGCCAGCGGCGGCGACTGCCAGCCCACCGTCGCCGAGCTCATCGACGGCATCGAGGGATACGTCGACGGGGTCGCGGCCAAGTGGAAGGTGGGCCTCCCGAAAAGCTGGGCGCGCACCACGTTCGCCAAGGAGGTCGGGCTCGAGGACGACAAGAAGTTCGACAGGTTCTTCGAGGGCACCAAGGACGCCGACGGCAACATCGTCTATAGGCTCAGGGTCGAGGCGAACGCCGAGGTCGAGAAGATCGTCAACAAGTTCATAGCCACGCAGCACTACATGGACAGGCTCAGGGAGTCCCCGACGCTTCGGGCGGACGTCTCGGGCGTGGACGTCTCGCGCACCACCTCCGGCATGTCCGCGCTCGTCGAGGGCGTCTACGAGGGCATGTGCGACAAGTACGGCGACCACGTGTTCGACGACTGGGAATACGCGGGCGGCGAGGAGCCGCACGCCCCGAGGCTGCACCAGTTCACCCACGGCAACAACCTCATGTCCACCTACCTCAACGACTGGACTGTGACCGGCGAGGCCGGCCTGCAGATAGGCATGGAGGGCGGTCAGGCCAAGCTCTCGGCCACCTTCGCCTTCCTCTCCGAGTACCAGTGCGACGGCGGCAGGAAGGTGCTCGACGCGAAGGGCATCCTCAGCGAGGTCGGCGGCGCAAGCGACGCAGGCGACAGATACCTCGTCATCATGCGCAGCATCCCCGCGCTGGCGCAGGCCGTCAACGGCGACCCCGCCGCCACGGAGTGCCGCCTCACCGACGAGAACCGCGACAAGATAGTCGATTGGGTCAACAAGAACCCGGAGGACCCGGCCAAGCCATACCAGCTCATACTCGTCGACCTGGAGGCCACGGACGAATGCACGAGCGGGTGCTGCTCGCTGCACAACCCCGAGTTCTTCCGCTTCATGCGCAAGGTCCTCATGTTCGCGCAGGAGCGCCGCACGATGAAGCAGAAGAAGACGGTCCGCGCCGTCGACCATATCCTCAAGGGCAACATCCGCAAGAGCGCCAAGATCGAGCCCGAGAGGATGAAAAACGACGGGAGCCTGGACGCGGCGGCTGTGCTCGAGAGGTGGAAGAGCTACGTCAGCAGATACACCGACGCCATCCGCAGCTTCGCCGACGCCAACCTCGGCGACACGGGCTTCGAGGACATCGACGCCGACGTCTGGAGGGAGCAGGCCCCGTGGTTCGCCAAGACCATGGTGCCGTGCGTGACCCTGTATATGAAGGACGGCACGTCGTTCTCCGTCGGCATGAAGTACATCTCCACCGGCAACGTGAAGAACATGCTGCTCGACGGCGAGCCCGACCTCGATTGGTCGCAGGTCGACTACGCCGAGATGCGCATCATGGGCATAGAGGACTTCGTCGCCCACATCAACGACGCGCTCATCGCCGCATACGAGAAAAGCGACGGCGACCTGGCCAACATGCCGTGGTCGCGCATCGCCAACGCCGCCTTGAACGACTGGACGGACTACAACAAGACCACCATCAACCCCGACACCGGCGAGCTTGAGAGCGTGTTCGGCGTCGAGGACCTCGTCAACAGCGTCGGCTACATGACCAGCTCGCGCTACGAGCCCATCGTGAACTCGGTCGATATGGTCAAGGTGGAGCAGATGAAGCGCGGCCTCGGGCACCGCTTCACCGCCCCTGCCACGCTCGACGCCGACGTCCTCACCTTCGACGGCGAGGAGGACACGAAGGCCAAGCTCGACAACGACGGCAAGCTGTCGGTCGGCGGCGTGCCCGTCTCCTTCATCCTCTCGGACGCCGACACCGCCCGCACCGAGCGCGGCACCGTCCCCGAGCTGGAGCAGCGCAAGGGCACCAGGTTCACGCAGAAGGACTACCTGGGCGAGGGCAAGTTCCACAAGACCGACGCCTCCGGCAGGCGGCGCTTCTACTCCAACACCTGCGTCCTCGTCCATCTCAGATACGACGAGCCCGGCGCGGCCGAGAAGATACAGAGGGTCTGCCGCGAGGCGGCCATATCCGGCGTCGACGTCGTGTTCGACGTGACCGACGGCGAGCCGACGCCGTCCCAGCTCGGCGTGCCCAAGGGCACCCCGACGCTCATCCCCGTCGACCTCGAGGGCGGCGACGGCGTGAGCACCGTCGGCCGCTCGTACGTGGCCTACAACCCGCGCATAGCGATGCGCGGCCAGGGGTTCCTCACCCTGCGCAAGAAGGAGACGACGACCATCCAGGACGCGGGCGTCCCGCCGTACGGGTACTCGCAGGCATACATCTACTCCCCCGGCATGGGGCCTGCCCAGGACTCCTACGCCTACATGACGCAGAAGGCGGCCGAGCGCTTCAAGCTCGTGCGGCAGGGCGACTACGAGTTCAGGGCGGGCGCGCTCGACAGGTGCTCGGGCAAGCCCAAGCCGCGCCTCACGACGACCTGGGACGACTGGCACGAGCTCGATGCCGACATCCAGCTCGCCCAGTCCGCCATGGCGCAGGCCGGCACGCGCGCCGCGACGGCGTCCGGCGGCAACGTCCCCGCCGACGTCGACCTCGGCGCGGAGGAGGCCAAGTGGGACTTCTCCGACGCGCCGGAGGGCATGTCGCATTCCATGGCCGTCTCGCGCGTCAAGGCGTATTTCGACAAAGTCATGGCGAAAGGCTGCGCGTCCCCCGTGGA